CAGAAGAACCAGATGTTCCACTTGTTCCAGATGTTCCAAATGATAAACCAGATGTTCCGGTTGTACCACTTGAACCAGATGTTCCGCTTGTTCCAGATGTTCCACTTGAACCAGATGTTCCACTTGTGCCAGATGATCCGCTACTTCCACTAGAACCTGATGATCCACTTGAACCAGAAGAGCCAGAAGAACCTGATGTTCCACTTGTACCAGACGTTCCACTTGTACCAGATGTTCCGGGAGTACCTACACCACTTGTACCAGATGAACCTGATGATCCACTTGAACCAGAAGAGCCAGAAGAACCTGATGTTCCGCTTGTTCCAGATGTTCCACTTGTACCAGATGTTCCGGGAGTACCTACACCACTTGTACCAGATGAACCAGACGTTCCACTTGTACCAGATGTTCCGGGAGTACCTACACCACTTGTACCAGATGAACCAGACGTTCCACTTGTACCAGATGTTCCGGGAGTACCTACACCACTTGTACCAGATGAACCAGACGTTCCACTTGTACCAGACGTACCATTTCGTCCACTAGTACCTGATGATCCACTTGAGCCTGTTCTTCCTGATGTTCCCGCCGTTCCGTCACTTCCACTTGTTCCAGAAGAACCTGATGATCCACTTGAACCAGAAGAACCAGAAGAACCAGATGTTCCAGTTGTACCACTTGTACCAGATGTTCCTGATGTTCCTGTTGTTCCAGAAGAACCAGAAGAACCTGATGATCCGCTTGAACCAGAAGAACCACTACTTCCGCTAGTACCAGATGTTCCGCTTGTTCCAGATGTTCCAGATGTTCCAGAAGAACCCGATGATCCGCTTGAACCAGATGTTCCACTTGTTCCAGAAGAACCCGATGATCCGCTTGAACCAGATGTTCCAGATGAACCTGATGATCCGCTTGAACCAGATGAACCTGATGTTCCACTCGTGCCAGATGTTCCTGTTGTTCCAGAAGAACCAGATGAACCAGATGAACCAGAAGAACCAGAAGAACCAGAAGAACCAGAAGAACCAGAAGAACCAGAAGAACCAGATGTTCCACTCGTACCAGATGTTCCACTTGTTCCAGAAGAACCCGATGATCCGCTTGAACCAGATGTTCCACTTGTTCCATAAGAACCCGATGATCCGCTTGAACCAGATGTTCCAGATGAACCTGATGATCCGCTTGAACCAGATGAACCTGATGTTCCACTCGTGCCAGATGTTCCTGTTGTTCCAGAAGAACCAGATGAACCAGAAGAACCAGAAGAACCAGAAGAACCAGAAGAACCAGAAGAACCAGATGTTCCACTCGTACCAGACGTTCCCTTTGTTCCAGAAGTACCACTACTACCACTTGAACCAGAAGAACCTGATGATCCAGAAGAACCTGATGTTCCAGAAGTACCACTACTACCACTTGAACCTGATGAACCAGATGATCCGCTTGAACCTGATGTGCCAGATGTTCCTTTTGTACCAGAATTTCCTGATGAACCAGAACTTCCTGATGAACCACTTGAACCAGAAGAACCAGAAGAACCAGAAGAGCCAGAAGAACCTGATGTTCCACTTGTTCCCGCAGTTGAACTTCTACCACTGGTTCCTGATGTTCCAGTAGCTCCACTAAGAACTAAAGAAGAAAGATCAACACTATATGCGTTTGGGGTGTTTGTTCTACTGAACCAAATGGTTGTTCCCGATAAAGTTGCTCCCGTTGTATATGTGTCAATAGCAAATGAAAACCCTGTAACAACAATTGGAGACCCGCTCACACTATATAAAGTTAGTGTGGCGTTATCAAATGTTCCCCCTGTAATATATAAATCCTCAATTGAAGTACAACCGAGATATATTTTTTCAGAATAAATGGCGTTAATTGGACATTCACACTCTCCAATATCAACTGTATATCCAGATGGAACTTTGTTAGATGTGATTTGTGTCCAATTTATTCTTTGTAGTGGCCCCATATTAAAGTACGTATTGTAATAAATACTTTTTTATGAGTTATTGACACAAAAAAAGAGGAACTTTCATTCCTCCACATCATTTATTGTTTTTCTTCTTACATATGTAATTTTATTATTTCTATAATTTCCTCTTCGTTCTGATAATGTACCCCCGGGACGAAAACTAACGATTCTTCGGTTTTAGGGTTTAGTATGAGAGTGGTTGGGAGAATTTCGTCTTGTATTTCTTTAACAATTTTATTCCATAATTCTTCATTTTCCGTAGTTTCAATTTCATCATATGGTATGGAATGTTCAATTAATCTTTTTTTAAGACTTACACAATGATCACAACCATCTAATGTAAAAATGATAACTTTATTCATTATTAGATAATTTATTTAATTCTCCTCTGTAAAAATTTTCACTTTTTACTCCAACGGTGCTACTAACAAGAGTCTCACCATCATAAATCTTTACAGTTGGAACGGAGGTTATTCCCATGTCACGTACTTGAGAGATAATAGGTCCAACATCTATTTTTAAGAATATAACATCAGGATAATCAGGTTGAATATTTTCCAAAATTGGAATTAATAATTTACATGGTTGACACCACGCTCCCCAATAATCAACCAAGATTTTTTTTCCTTGGGATTGTAATTGTTGTACAACGTCTAATGAACTATTTTCCATTTAAAAATCCTATTTTTGAAGTATTCTTTGTTACCCTATAAATTTCTTCATCAAGATTATAAATATCTCCCAAAATCATTCCTTCATCGGATACAAAGTCTTTATTTAATTTTTTTAATAAGATATTAGTCTCATCCACGGTTAATTTATCAAATTTATGTTCACTAATAAGCCTACCCTTACGAAGAAGAGCCGGATCTATTTTTTCTTTTTTCATATTAAAAGTTGCAATGACTTGGATATTTAAACAATCCCCCAGAATACCATCGGTTAAATTTAATATGTTTGATACCCCCGCTTGTGAACCATTTCCCTCCCTGTCTGAAATTACCCGTTCAGCGTCCTCAATAACTAAAATAGAATTTCTATGATCCATTAAAAATGGTATAATGGTTGGTTCTGAAAGTATCTCAGCCATTGACGGGGGGATAAACAATATTTCCTTTTCTTTAATTAATTTTGTAAGATATTTTATGTATGAGGTTTTACCTGTTCCGGGATCACCATGAAATAGAACTATTCCTTTGTCTTTATCCTTATTTAATCTAGAAATTATATAATTGTGTATTTTAACAAATGATTCTCCGTAATTTAACGTTAAATTGATGTCGGGAATAAAAATATCATACTCCTGTGTGTCCAAATGACCCATCTCACTTTTAATGAGATTGATACTCGCTTTTTTCTTTTTTCTTTCATATGTTTTTATTTCTTCCCAATTAAAGAGGTCATTAATGTCTCCCAGTTTACAGTTAAACATTACATCGAATTGATATAGATTGTTTTTCTTCTCTTGTGATCCGTTTAATCTTATTGCAATGTGTTTTTTCCTATCAATAAAAAGAAAAGCTAAAGACTCTTCGTCTCGTTTATTTGTAGAAAAATTACTTGCGATGACCTCAAAATTTTTTTCAATAAAATATTCTTTGATCGATTCGTGATAGAATGAATTTGTTGAATATTTTGATGGAATAGAATTAAATGTAAATAAAAAATATTGTTCTACTGGAAAATCAAATCCATACGCGGCATCATACAACGAATAATTGGTTGGAAAATTATTATCCATAAAAATCAGTTTAGATTGATTCTTCCGAATCCTTTTGTGTTAAAATAAATGTTTTCCTCTGGATCATTTTCTTTAGGAATCTTTTTATTCTCAATACTCTCAATTATCAACGATCTTCTTATTTCTTCAAGTTGTATTTGAGATAACATTGCCTCACCCTCCTTATCGTAATTTTTTTGTGCAGTTTGGTTAACATATTCGAAAAAACGTTCTTCATTCACATTATTTAGAAAATAATTTCTCGCTTCTTCGTTTTTTTCAAAATACTCCTTAACGGTCTGTATATAAATTAAAACATCGGGTGACATTGTCATTATTTTTTAATTTGTGCCGAAGTTAATAAAACTTTAGTATCTCTACCAAATATTTTAACAATAACCTCAACATTATCCCCTTTAACCTCTGAAATTACCCCGTTGAACCCGGTAAATGGACCATCTGATACCATTATCTTATCTCCGGTTAAATATTTCAATTTTTTGGACTCAATATGGTTTTCAAGTAATTCATCTTTAATTATTTTTTTTACATCCTGTTCGTTCATTAATTGAGGGGTTTTATTCCCCATCATACCCATAATATTTTGAATATTAGCCACTTCTTCCAATTCTAAATTATCTAATTTTTTTTTAGATTCAAAATAAAGATATCCCGTATATATCACCTTTTCTCTTAAAATTTTTTTGTTTTTTAATGTAATAACTTCCTGTTCAGTTGGACAAACAAATCTATTAATATTTTTTATTTTGTTTAATAATATTTGTTGGTTGAACTGCTCAGATAATTGTCTTTCTTTTCCCGGTAGCACTTTTACAATATACCAAAATTTATCCATTCTTTTTTATATAAATACCAATTAATAATTCATAATTAACAATTCAGTTCCCTCATTTTGCGTCCCGTCTTTCTTGGCTGCGGCCGCCTTCTTGAAATTTTTCTGTTCCCAATGATAAAGATCCTTCGGTAACCATTCTAAAAGTTTGGGGAATTCATAATAAGACAAACCAAACTTTCCTTTCATATTTTTTAAACAATTAATTAATCTCTCGTGATCCTTTGCATCAAAATCATGATTTGAATAATAATTTTCGGTTTTCCAATAGGGTGGGTCCATATAAAAATAAGTTGTTGGTGAATCGTATTTTTCAACCACCTCTTCAAAATCTTTATTCTCCACAAATGTTATTTTATCAAAATGTTTCCTATATTCGGGATGTTTTAACTTATCCATAAAAATAAGAACCTTGCAACGGTATTTTCCCTTATAATCAGTATAGGTAGAGGTTTCTGGTTTAGATCCTGAAAACACCTGTGTTAAAACATATACATATTTACCCGCAGCATCAAAATTTGGTTCATCCCCAACCACAAACCCCGGATCAAAAACCTCTTTTTGACACGTTCTGAATAATTCACCATATTCTTTAGGGGTGTCGACTACTCCGAGCTGTTGACAAGGATATTTGTTCAATTCTTCCCACAATCTTTCATATTGAAGGGAACACTTCATAAGATTCGCGTTAAGACCATTAAAGTCGTTATAAATGACCGTTTTTAAATTTGGATAGTCCATAAGGTTCATATTAAAGAAGACCCAGAACATCCCTGAAAACCCCTCTACATACGTTTCTATATCTTTTGGGATAAATGGAACGATCCATTTGCCGATTCTAGCCTTTCCACCAATATATGAAATCATTTTATTTTATTTTTGATTTATTTGTAATATTGCCACCAACAACCTCATCATCTAAACACATTTTAATTAACCAATGAAGATTTGGTATCACTTTTTCGTTCTCTAAGTTTGAAACATTAATAATAACAACCTCTTCGTCTGTGATTGATTTGATTTGACTAAAATCCTCGACATTACCCTTAAAAAATTGAACTTCCCAGTCTGGATTTTTATTAATTAACTTTATAAGATACTTCCAGTCATAGTAATACGTTTTTAACCCCGTCTCCTCCTCAAACTCTCTACACATTGCGTTTATTTCATGTTCTCCCTCTTCTATTTTACCCCCGATGGCGTTTAAAAACCCTTTCTGCCATTCTGGGCGATTTTTTTTAATCAACGCCACCTCAGACCTATCCCTATTAAACATAAACCCCGACACGTATTTCATATGAAAAAATATACATAAAAAAAACCAAAAAAAGAAATTGGTTGGAAAATATAAAAAAAATACTTATATTATACTATGGGATGTTCAGATTGTAAAAAGAAAGATAAATTCAGGGAGAGGATGGAGAGGGAAATCTCTAATAATGTACCAACCCTTAGTTGGGGAGTGGTTTGGTTCGTTATAATATGGTCACTCTTAGCAATATACGGAATTTATTCTTTAATTAAATTATTATGAAAAATGGTAAATATTTTATTGTTCTTTTCTGTAACAAGAAGAGAGTTAGGATATTGTACCGGTGTATGAGAAGAACAACCGTATATGAATATTGGAGAGAGTTTAAAACACAAAAAAAACCCTTATATATAAAATTACAAGGTAATAAAAGAAAACAAGAACTCATTTATGAACTCTCATTAATATTTCCCAATAACAGATGGGCAACTAAAACTTATGTTCGGGATAGTTTAGGTAGATTAACAGAGGCAATAATTGAAAATAATAAATTCAGAATCAAGGAAATCATTCCATATTGGGAAGAGGAGTTAGTTTACGATTTTCAAAAGAAAAAAAGAATCCGTTATCATGTTATGATGGAACAAATCTTAAAAATAAATGACATTGCCCAAATATTCACACTAAATAATAAATTATTTGTTCAGGTCGAAAATGATATACTCTTATTTGGTAATAAAAACATTGCCGATACTGAAAGATTATTTGAAATTGTTAAAGATGAGGTTACAAGAAAAAAAAGAGGTAATTTTATATTCGTAAAAGATGTTACTACCTACCAAAGAAAACAACTATATAATTTATTAGAGTCTAAAGGATTTAAGAGAACTGAGTTGTTTAGACATTATTCATATTAAAGATAATCTCAAGAGCACCTATTGTTAATTTAAACGTGTCTTCGGGTGCCTCAGTTTTCTTATCATATTTTTTTTGAATCAAATCAAATACTTTAGTGAATTCAACTTTATTTAATCCAATAACCAAAGTGTTTGAATCTGAGTTGATATTTAATCTTTCAATAAGATCTGATATGATTGCCAATTGATTTAATGGGTCGCCTTTCTTTTCCATGATTACTTTATTTTAAATACTTAAAATTATCAATAGGATTATTGATAATTCCACTTGACACAATTGTAAAATCAATAACAATATGTTCAACAGCAACAGCTGGTTGAATATAAAACGTATAGGTTTGATATCCATCTGGTGAATCTCTATATACCCCCTCTATTTTTTCAAACTCAAACATGTTACTTATTTCACCATTAATGTCATCCATATTAATTATGTCAAATAGATGATGAATTAAATATTGTTCAATATACCGTTTAAATCTTATAATTTCCCTTCTCATTAGAATTTCCCTCATTGTTTTATGCCAAATATTTTAAAGACCTTATCCAAGAATGATATTTTTTTTGGAGTTGGAAACATCTCGTTTTTATCCAACGTCTTAATTTCATTAATCATTCTTTCCTTGTTCTTCTGTACTTGCTTCTCGTCCTTCTTTATCTCCTTGTTCAACCAATCCAACGCTTGGGTTATGTGTATCTTCTCGTTCATTTTCTGGTTTATAATTTAATTCCTTTAATGCTTCTAGCGATTGACTCTGAAATAATGTTTTTAATTCGTTGACTTTTTGTTCAAAAAATGAATTAAGTTCTTTTATCTTTAAGTCATAAAGTTTTCGTTTTTCTTCTTCATCCTTATTAACTGATATTATTTCCGTGGCACACGCTAAAACCATATCATATCCTTCCTTTGTTGTTACAGATATTAGAGACAATAAATTAAACTTATCGTTCTTGTCCTGTACTTGTGTGTTTATTCCTTTATATGGAAAAACAATGGCATCATACTTCCAAGATAATGGAAGTTTAATATCTAAACTGACTTTATTATTTATCTCCCGGAGAGAATAAAAATACGGTTGTAATTGTTTTATACTTTCGTACACAAAATTAAGTTAATATAAATGTTATTATATATGCCACCCCAAGATATAATAATACCTGAGAAACATTGTTAATAACAATTGGTTTAGGGTCTGGTTCCTTTAATCTTACAATAAATTGAACAATATATTTTAAAGAATATAAGCAACTTAATATAAAAAGAAATAATTTAATTTCCACCATCATGGTTTACTACTTTTTTTGTATCGTGTTTCTTCATTTCTTCTAAAATATCCTTACGAAATGTTTTTATGAGATCTTTGATCTCTTGAGCATATTTTCTTGCCCTGATGGATGCGCTTCTATTACCTTTTAGATAAACCTTATTGGTGTCGACGGACATCTTTTCCACCAATTCTTTTATAGTTTTTAATGATTCCATAATATTCAGTTTTTGATATTAATATATGGAATAAAAATCACTTTTTCAAGTTTTGTTCTAATAATTTGTAAATTTCCATAACAACATCGAGTTCAGATCTGGACTTAATGTAGTTAAAATCAAATAGTTTTGTAAAATAATCCATCAATTTAATGGGGGTATCTTCCATTTTCGGAAAATAGTATCCTTCCAGAAAGAAATTCCAGAAATACTCATGAAGATTACCTCTGTTTTTAAAGAAAATCTTTTCCTTGGCAAAATTGGTTATATTTTTATCCCAACACCAATTAAAATGATTTTTTTGGTCTTCTTCATATTCCATAACTTCTTTTCCAAGAAAGGTATTATTAACCAACTCACATATGGAAATAAGAAAGTCGTGAAAAAGTTCTGTTTTCTCACGACTGATATTATATGCCCGATACCAAACTTCTATTTGCTTCTTATAATTATCTGGTGAAATGTGCTCAATATAATCCTGTTTATTTTCCATAATCTATCATCACTAATATACATATAAAAGGATTTAAAAAAAAGAAATTATTGAGTTTTATTATTGTATTTTGTTAGCCTGTTCATTCTTACCAATTCTTCTTCAACTAATGTAGAGAACTTAATACCTGTGGATTCTTTTACAACCTTAACTGGTACTGGTTCTTTTTTATATCTTGGTTCTTCTTTCTTTTCCTTTTCCTTCGTTGGTATTAATTTATTAATTTTTTTACCGGTGTCGGTTTTAATTGTTGTTCCATTACCATCCATCGTGTCACCCACATCTCCACCATTTGTTATATCCTTTTTTTGAATTTTTGTTGAGTCTGTTGAATTGCCCATCTTCGTATCTCCTTCCAATGAACCTTTCATTCTTTCTTTAAATTTTTTGGATGGCTCCTGATCATATACTAAATTTTCTGGACCCCTTCCTCTATTATCATCAACCACACTTTCTTCTTCTTTAGTATTATTAATCGCAATTTTTTCTCCTTTACCGATCTGTTTAGGGAATTCTGGATTGTCATTACCGTCAAATGATAGATAATCTTTCATCTTCTTTCCTACCGCTGTGGCATTTGCGTCATTCTCTTTCTTAGACCCCGCCTGCGCCTTCTTAGTTACTGAAACACCCGGAATACTTTCTGATGATTCTTTTACAATGTTTGAAATTACATTGATGAGTTGGGCTTCGGTTATTCTAACACTTTTCTTTTTTGATTCTTTAACGACACACTCACATGGTTCTTTACCACATTTTTCACAAACAGCCTCGCTTATTTCCTCTCCTCCACACTCATCACATTCTTCTTCCTCTTTTGTTTCTTTTTTAAATTTTTCAAATGACTTACCAAGATCAACACCTTTTTTTGGTTCTTTTTTTTCATCACCACCATCTTCTTCCTTTTCATCCCACGGATTCTTTTCAGGAAGTTCAGGCATTCCAGCGGTTGATTTTTTATGGTTAACCCCCCATTTTTTTGAAGCGAAGTCATCATTCTCACTCATTTCTTCTTCCTTACCTTCCTGTTTTTCCATTTCTTCCCATGCCTCAGCAACGTCAAATACTTCTTCGTTTATTCTAACTTTCTTGATTCCGTTTTCTTTAGCGTGTAATATTGCCTCAGCAATACTTTTTACCTTAACTGGAGATTTTTTCATGTTGTTTGATTCGTTTTGTTCAATTTGTTCACCCATAGCGTCTAATTTCTCAATCATATCGGAATGGGATTCATATATCCCCTTCTCAATAATAAATTGTTTACCGGGGTGGTCTTTTTTATAAAGATCTAAATGATGATAAGCTTCTTCAGGAGTATCAAAGGTATCAACAGGCTCATTTTCACTTTTAATGTGGTAAACCTTCTTTCCACCCTCCATAGATTCTTCTAATATCGTATTTTTTACCTCTTCGGCAACGATACTATTAATAAAATCATTTAATTCTTTTGGTTTCATATTAGATAAATATTCGTTTAATCTCGTTTAACACAAGATTCTCCACCTCACCAATCGATAAACCATATTCTTTTGCTGTTTCAGCGATCGCCTCACGTAGTGGTTCAATAGCGTTGATGTCACCCTGATTACAATAGGGGAACTTCTTACATTTCTCCTTAATCTTGATGAATGTTCCACCGGGACCACCCCACTTTGGAAAGTTTTTCTTTTTTACGGCCATACAGTTCGCAATACTCTTAACCCCATCAATTTTTAATGGATCTTTACGCCCTTTCGTTCCACCACCAAATGGAACATCAAACGATCCAGATGATGATGCGTCCGTTACCTCATCAACATCCTGCTGTTTACCATATTTTTTGGAATTGTGTTGTTGGTAGATTTTTCTTTTTGTAATGGGGGCGCTCATTGGAGATTCAAACGAACCAGAAGAATCGGCCATTGTTTGTTCTTTAGGTTCAGATTTCTCCACTTTTTTTTCCTTATGTTTATCTTTTAACCCACCCATTTTATTATTCTTTTTTATTTTTTCTATTTTATTCTTAACCTCTTTCATTTGTCCCTCTATATGTATTACATTTATCGGATCGACGGTGTTGGATAATGAAAATTCTAGAAAATCTAATCTATCTCTTAATGATTTTAATCCTTTTTCCATTATCTAACGTTTTTAATTGCTCCTTCCCAGAACGATTTTCTCTGCCACAATGTCTTAAACAATTCAACAACAACTTTGGTTGATAGTTCAACGATTTTATCATCAATATTCCTTGTTCCAAGTTCTTTTTGAATAACTTTGATAACGACATTGTGAGCCTGAGTTGTATCAAGAAAGTTTTTTACCTCTTTCTTTATCATACTTCTAATTTCACTTTTATCCTGAGCTGTTAACGGCATTATTAGTTATTTTGTCTTTGTGTTAGTAATGGTTCCATCGCATCCCTATACATCTTATCAAACTGTCCCATTTTCGTTATAATTGCTAATACATCTGGATTAACCAACATCATATCTGAAATTAGATATAATCCCGTGTCTTGTCCAGCAACAAATGTGAATCTTAAATCAAAATCGGTTAACTGTCCATCAAATCTAATCTGATTTGGACTAATTGAAAATCCGGGGTCAAGACTTGCGATCTGTGAAACCTGTTGTCTGAATGTGTCTATTATTCCTGAAATTGCTGTCTTTTGTTCGTCCGACAACTGCATATCTGCTTGATCCCCGGATTGTAATTTAACGTCAACGTCATTTATAACGGTAATATTGTCTTTAACATTGTCACTCGCCACGGATTCGGGAGTTTGATCGGATCCACCTTGAGGGTTATCGTTGGCGGGCATATCGTCAGGTAAATCATACCCTTCAGTTAGGGCTCTCTTAGATGCTTGTTCCTCATTAAGTTTCCTTAATGTGTTCAACATCTTTTTTGTCAGATCGTAATTTGATATCGGTTTGTTCTCCATTATTGAATAATCTAAAATTAAACGAAGGGTTTATATCTGTATAAATATCTGAAAAATTTGATTTACAGACTATCCCATCGAAATTTTGTATGTTTTGGAGAAAACCCTGAGAGGGCACTATTTTTTTATTAATTTTGTGTTTCTCAAAAAGGAAATTGGAGAGTTCAAATATGGTACTCATTTGTTCATCGGTATATTTGTCCCAGTAATAATGGTTTCTCCACACTTTAACACATGGTTCAGCTCGGTAAGGGTCACCAATCCAATTAAAAAGGAATCCATTTATGGTATTTTTATTTAACCATCCGAGATTTTCAATGGCTATCTTTATTAAACGATTATCGATCTTCGAATCACCAAATGTTACCGATGAATGGTTGGTATCAAATATCTGATAAATGTGTCCCAGTTTGGAGATAATGAAGTGTGGCACGTCTTTATATGTCCCGTTATTCCGGTATTTCAATTTATTAATAAAATCATCCATCCTCCTTTGAGTGTCATATAGGAAAATTTGTGTTTTTTTTGTCCTTCTTTTATTAACATTTAATTTAATGTTGTTTAGACTTTCTATATCATAAATGGTCAACATATCTTATGTTTTATTTTTTTTCTCGTTTTCCTCATTGTTGTTCAATTCATAATGAGGCCATTCTTTATGATAGATTTTTTCTTTTTTTGGTTCTTCGTGGAAATTATTTTCTTTTTCGGGGGTTACGGTGGAAATTATTGTCTCTTTATCAACAAATTCGGGGGCTTGGTGGAAAGAACTTTCCCTCTCATTAATTTCCGCACCATGATCATCCTCTTCGTTATCGTGTGGGTAATTTTTGTGAGAATGATCCTCATCATTATCGTCATGGTGTTCGTCAACATATTCTCTCATTCTTTTTTCATACTCATCCGCCGCGAGTTTTAAATCATCATTTGGTTTGGGTGGTCTGTTTAAAAATGTTTCCAATTTACTAAGATCATCTTCAGATAATCTAACTCTTGAAACTTCACCCATTAAATCTTGAGGATTAACACCGTCACTTACATCATCATCCTTTCTTTTTTTGAACATCAACATCTGATTAAACGCAACTATCAACGCTATAGCCAATGGATCAAAAACAAAGATGATTAATAATATAAAAAACTTTACAACCGTTCCCAATTCAACATTAAAAGCCTGAGCAACAAATCTAAATCCACCAATTTCTTTTTCCAATCCAATATTGGTATTTTTAATATTATTAATGTATTGATTATATTTAACGGTACTATCTTGATAAACCGAAATTTTATCTTGTATCTTGGATACTTGTTTATCCCTATTGTCAACCGATCTCAATAACGTTCTATTGATTTTACCTTTATCAATAATGGTTGTTTGATTACTCTGTAATGCCGATAGTTGGGTTGTTAAGGATTTAACCTGATCATCATTTGATTTAATTTTTACATCCCATACGGAAATTTCTCTTTGTACCTGATCTAATTTAATACTTTGTTGTTGGAAGGCGTTTGATAAAAATCCGAAAATACCCGCAGATGTTACTATCATTAAAATAATAACAGCGGAAACGAGATACCATTTAAAGAAACCCTTGAGTTCTGTCCACTTTTGTTTAAGATAGGTAGCCGCAACCAACTTAGCAAACTCAAGTGATCCCGCCATTATCATTACTGACATAGCGGCACCACTAAATAATAAACCTAAACCTGTTACGGAAAAAAATGCGGCACATCCAGCAACCAATATTGCCGAAAATCCCAATAATATTTTAAGCCATTTCATAGTATCATAAATACTTAAGAAGTGTAAAACTTTCGTTTCGTAACTTCTTTATGGCTTTATCTCTCAACTGACGGATTCTTTCTTTTGTACATCCAAATTCCTCACCCAAATCATCTAAATTTGACTCAACCCCTGTCAATCCATAATATTTTTCAATAATGATTTTTTCTCTTTCATCTAAGACACTTAACATTAATGATACCTTCTTTTTTATCTCATCCTTAGTATTTAATGAGTTTTCAGGATTATCGGCATTTCTATTTGGTATGATATCAATAAGTTGATCACCATCTTCATTTATTTCACTATTCAATCCAACACAGTATGGTAAATTAGTTTCGTTTGATTCATCTTCTGGTTTTATGAAAAAATCATTTTCTTCGGATTTATCGTTACCCTTTTTTTGTTTCTGTGACTCTTGAATTAAATTTGATGGTATTCGTATTGTCCGAGAATATTCATTTAAAGACGCAATGATTGATTGTTTTATCCACCACACAGCATATGATATGAATTTAAACCCACTCGTTGGATCATATCTCTTGGATGCCTTTATTAACCCAATATTTCCTTCGGAAATTAAATCAAGTATATCTAACCCCTGATTTTGATACATTTTAGCAACAGAAATCACAAAACGTAAATTACCAATCACCAACTCATTTAAAAGTTCTTCCCGTTCCGTTTTATCAATATTTTTTTTATTAAGTTTTAAAAAGATCTCCTCCTGCCTTTTGTGGCTAATTACTGGTATTTTCTTTAAATCTTTTATGTATTGTTGAAATTCTTCGGTGTTTAGGGTTATAGATTTTTTTATCTGCATGGTGAGTTGATTGTGTTGGTTTATTAATATATTAAATAAAATTCATAATTCAAAATTTTTTAGAATTATTTCTATAAATATACATATATAGAAATTGCCATTACTTCTTCTTTTTCACTATCTCATCGATTATACCGTATTTCAGTGCCTCGTCAGAAGATAACCATAAATCCCGGGTAGCGTCTTTCATCACCTGATCTTTGGTCTTCCCACAATAATTACCCAAGAGTTCAAAAATAATATTATTCGTCTTTTTCCATTCCACCATATTAATTTCAGCATCTTGAATATTACCCTCAAATCCACCTGAAGATTGATGGAGCATTGTTTTCGAAAACCTCAATGATCCTCTTTTACCTTTTGTTCCCGCTCCCAATAGTATTGATCCCATTGAAGCCGCCATACCAGTGTTGATTGTTCTTATATCGGAATGAACGTATTCCATAACATCAATCATCGATAATCCTTCTTTAACTCCCCCTCCCGGGCTATCGATATGCATCGTAATATCATTCTTATCTATACTATCCAAGAACATAAGTTGTGCCTGAACAATTGTTGACATATTGTCATTTACAACACCAGCCACCCAAATAATCCGTTCCATCATCAAACGCGAGAACACATCCATCTGAGCAATATTCATTGGTCGTTCCTCAATAATATATGGTGTCATATTATTTTCAATTCTTTTTTTGTGATAATCCATCGTAAGTGAACTAATTCCTTTATCTTTTGCAAAAAGATTAAACTGGTTACTACTGTTGTACATTTTTCTTATTTTTTTTATGAAATTTTTGTTGTAACGTATTCTATTGATGACACATTGTCGGGTTTCTTGATCATAATTATATTATCCGACCAGTTCCTAATCAACGGGTTGTGTGATATTACAAAAATGTGTTCAAAATAATTTTTAATCTTCTTGAAAAACTCACCCACCATTTCCAAATTATCGTCGGCAATTTTACCCAACACTTCATCCATTACCACAACATTTGGTTTGGGTAATGATGAAACCTTCGTTAATACACTTCTTATTGCTAATGAGGCGATGGTTTTTTCATATCCAGATCCACTTGATAGTGGTTTAACTACACGAGTTTCATTATCAATCATTAAAAATTCCAATTCATTCTTGTCGTTGATGTTTAGTTCTAAAGTAAAATAACAACTGTCAGACAACAACCTATGTAACTCCTGATTAAGAAGTGGTATCATGTTTTTGATGATTACTTTTGATATTCCATTCTTACCATATATCGTAAAATAAATTTTAAATACTCCAATCAACTCCTCTTCACTTTTGATTTTCTTAATGAGTTCAATGTTAATTTGAATTTTTTCTGTTAGATTGGATACGTTATTTCTTTCCCTCTCGATATTATTACTTATTTGCCGAATATCCCCGTTCGCGGTGTCGATTTGTGTTTTATATATTATTATGTCCTGATCAATTTTCTGATTTTCTTCAAGTTTTAATTTATTATTTTCATATCGTTCCAATTTTGTGTGTTTGGAATCAATCTCAATCTGTTTTTGTTCGGCATCCAATTCATATCTTGCTTTACGAAGCTTGTTCCTTTCATATTCATCATATTCTTTTTTGAGAATTGAAAAATTAACTTCTTCGATGGTATTTTCATCAACATCCAAAACATTTATATCTATTAACCCGTTTAACCCATGATTAGTTTCTTTTAATTTTTGAATTTCATCACTATGATCAACCTCATCCATTGGTCTATTACAGGTTGGACAAATTTTACCCTCTTCAATCTGTTTGATGGTATTATTGTTTCTATTAATCTCATCCCTTTTTAATTTAATATCAAATTGAAGATTTGATATTTTTTTCTTGATGGATTCGTGTTCCTCTTCCAAATAGAAACTTTTGGGTTCAACCACATTTACCTCATTACCGGATTTTACGATTGTTGATTTCTGTAATATATCAATGTCAATTTCTTTTTTGAGTGTTACGGGGTTAGTATTAATTAACTCCTGATCAATTCCGTTATTTCTAGATTTAAGGGCGTTTTCTCTTTTATCCTCCAACTCTTTTAATCTCCCAGTTGTTAAAATTAATTTCTCACTTAAACGTATAATTTCGGAATTTGAAAATTCAATACTTTCGGAATGTTTTTTATTTTGATCAATAAGATCAACAGTATTGTTTGTATTAGAAACAAGTTTCTTTGACCACTCATTATATATATTCTTAGCAATATCTTCTTTTTGTTTGAGACTTTCCAATCCCAAAAATTTGGTTAATATCTGCCCTCTAGCGGTGGGTTTTGATTCAATAAGTTCTTCTAAATTATTACCAGTAGTTAAAATGGTTGAAAGAAAATCCTCTTCAGTACCAATTGCTGAAGTGATGATGCTTTCTGTTTCTCTTCTTTGTTCACCCGATAAATTTAAGATTGCACCATTGTTACTTTCTTTTGAAAATTCCAAGTCATTTTTTACTGTATACTCTCCTGATTTACTTTTCTTTCTTGAAATGATTCTCGATATAACATAATTTTCACCATCAATGGTGACATGTCCTTTAACTTTTACCTCATCAACATCTGTAAACTTATTGAAGATCTCAACGTTGGTTTTTGTTTTTGTGGTGGCATTAAAGAACAGAAACAACAATAGATCCACCGTGGCGGTGGATTTCCCACCGAAATTCCTTGGGGTTGATTCAATTACGGTTATTCCATCCAGATCCGTAAAATCAATTATATTATCTTCACCGAATGAAAGAAAATTTGAAAATTCAATCCGTTTAAGATGCCATTTATTATATCTGACCTTATTTTGATTGGATTTATCGATTTCAGCATTAACCTTATCGTCCAACCTGTTTACCATGTCCCATTTGATGTCGATTTTATTATCTTCAATAAAATCCTTCACCAATGTTTTCTGATATTGTTGATCTAATATATTATCACTAACTTCTAATGATTTTAATTTGGTGTTGGAATCGTTAGAAGATATTTTTGTAACTATTTTTACGTTGGTGGAATTGTATTTATTTTCAAAATACGTTTTAACCCTCTTAATTCTTTCCTGTGTAAGATTCTCCGGTGTATCTTCCCATTCAACTTTTATGTACGGATTGTTCATCTATTTTTTTATCTTAACGTAAAACTATGTAAATAATCTATTCGTTCAGTTGAATATGTATTTATTTAATATTAATTTTTTATTAATCTGCGTTCATTTACTCTTATTAGTCTCATCTTTTTATCGTTCTCTTTTTCTATGTCAGATGTTAGTCTGAATATGGGTATGGTTTCTTCCATAAGGAATAGATTTGTTTTTTTATCTCTATTATAAACGTTACAATATTTACGTAAAAAACAAGCAAAGTGTTCGGGTGTTTTATTTTTATTATTCTCACAAATCCACGTTGAGTATAGATGTGTTGACACATCATTAATTATAGGAGGCATAATAAAATTTGCTTGGGAGAAATCAATATTAGTTCTTAAATAAATGACCTGTTTACCATTTCCCACCGTTTTTGATTCAAATTTTCTATACGGAATATTTAACGTTTCGTCCAAAATTTTTGGTATTCCATACAATCCCTTTTTATTGTACCATTCATTATCTGGATGGAAATAATGACCAATAAATCGTCCATGATCAAGTTCAATGGCCTCAATTGTTGGATGTTCAAATGTTAAAGTATCTACTTTATATTTTGCTGGGTTTGAATAAACCTTGATTCCTAAACATTTTTCTATAATTTCGGGGGCGGCGATTCTTATTTTACTATCATCATACGATGCGTTTGTTAATATTACATGTCCCATTTAATTTATTATTTAATTCTATTCTCTTCGAAGAACTCGATAAGAGAATTTAATACCCAAACGGCGCCGGCGGTAAGCATACCGTCGAAAAATATTCCAATCAACCAATGAACACCAAAGGTTGTTGATGTTAATCCTCCTAAACAAATGGACAGGAAGAACCCCACCCACGTTGCTGTACATAATGTACAACTTATTAAATCACCAAAGAATTTGGATCTTTTTTTAATCCATCCTCTCACATCTTCAAATATTGCTCCCCACACAATTATAGAGGTCATCCCGTAAGCTATCAATATCCATAAACTTAATTGTAACATAATAAAATATAAACAAAAAAAATGATAAAAAAAATTATATCACCAAATTTATTCATCATATAAATCTTTTTCTTCTTTTACTATTGGTGTTATTGTTTGATTTGGATTTGGTTCCATTATCTTGAACGCTTTTTTCTTTTTAGCTGGCTTTAATCCGTTAAGTAATTCCGATTCTTCCCATTTTTTTATTACCTCTTTCTTATCTATTTTTGGGGTTTCACCATATTTCAAAAGAGTAAACCCTCTATTAAATGTCTCCTTCGCTAATTTCTCAATGTCTTGAATATTATTTAACTCACAATACATTATGAACTCATCATCCAAGGTTAAGTAACTCTTCTTTTTCATTTTCAATATCTTTAATGTCAGTTATTTTAAAATGCATAAATGGTTGTATACTTTCAATATCAACGAATGTATAATCATCGTCTTCCACATCATAAACTCCATATCCGTGATGTTTCATTGTTTCCCCAAAATTTTGTTGTATTAATGAACCAATCATCACACCTTTACCACCTCCCGGTAATTTGAATATTTGACGTTTATGTATATCTCCACATAAAAGTAGATCTAACCCATGAAAATTTAATGGTTCATATGCATCCTCAAACTGAAATCCCAAATCGGTTGATAATCCCTGTATTGGTCCGTGGAATAGTCCAATATACATTTCACCCTTTTCTGGTGTATAAATTGGTCTCTGATTATGTTCATATAATGAGAACACAACCCAATTTAGGTTATCATCTTTGTATACTCCACCATCTTTATAATAAACAATGTTGGAACTGTTTAATAATTCTACAACGGGGGAAATACTATCCAACCTCTGTGTGTTGTTCTCCAAGAAATCGTGATTACCCGGAATAATGATTACCTTACCAAGTTTTGACAACTCAGACAAGAACCAAGAGGTTAACATAACCTGTTCATTGGATATGTTTATTTTTTGGTGAGCAATATCTCCAGCAATTATAATTCTCACTTCATCTTTATTAAACATCAACAAATCTGTTTTTAATTTATCTAAAAACGTTTCAAATTGTTTTCGGTAGAGGTCGTGTAATTGAAACGTCCTGATATGGATGTCAGCAATGTGAATGGTCTTCTTTATCATGAATTTATTTTTTTAATCAATTGGTTTGATCCAAATTTGTGTTTTTTGTGGTGGTTTTGGTTCACAATTATTACAATGGTAAACAATTTCAAAATGATTAGGTGAGTGACATTCACATTTTATATCATAATGATAGTATCTCCTATTTATTGGTATGTCTTCTTTTTTACAGATTTTACAATTACCAAATTCAACGTCTCCACTCATATAGTTTATTTTTTAGTGTATTTTGTAATGTCCATTGTTAATATTGTTTGGTTAATATCTGGAGGAACTCTGAATTCTTCAAATGTTCCATCTTCTTTTAATAGTGTAACAACACATCCAAGTAATTTTAGATCTTCATACTTAGACCCCTTTAACATTTTTAAGAGAAGTCTTGCGTATAATGGTAACTGTACAAAATAATGTGTTAACGCATAATCTCTATGTTTATTAAAAGGTGGATATAAGTACTTATTATACCATTGTGGAATAAAATTTTTCGGTTGATTACTTTTCCAATCTGAAACAACGAACCCAATATCGGTTTTTTCTTTATTAAACATCAACCAGTTCTTATCGGGCTGTCCAGTGTAACCCAATTCAGGATCACCTAACACCATTTCTGTATCCAATAAAACCGCCCCTCTTTCATGCATCAGGTCGATATATTGTTTTCCTGCTTCAATCATTTTATCGCTCTTACCTATTTGAATATCGTCAACCACAAATTCTGGTTGTCTTATTTCCTTATAATTACCATATCTTTCCACAAGATCCGTTTCCAACAAATAGTGAACCCTACTACCCATATTAGTTGAATAGTCACCAGCGGCTCTCCATTCAGCAAGTAATAGTTTCTGAGCCTCAACATCACCTTTACACATTTGAAGAGACTTAGCGTTAGCATCAAATGGTTCATGAAATTTCTTAACAAGTTTTGATACTGATGGGAAATTGCTTCTAATTTTTCCATCGGTATCCATCATATAGTAAATGTGTTTTTTCTCTACGAATGATAATCTAAGTTCTTTTTGTCTCTGTGAAATAATTTCTTTTATTTCTTCTGCAATTGTTTTTAAATCCATTTTAATCTAATTGATATATTTTATAATCGTTTAATTTCCCCTGTAAATCAGCAATATCCTTATCTATGGGTAGTTTGACAACGAATATTTTACCAAACAATTTACCACAATTAAGTTTGTGGTATAGTTTTTCCGTATCGTACCAAGCATCTCCATCCAAAACTATTATGATTTTTTTTGCGTTTTCATATATTAACTTGAAAAGTTTATCTGTTATAAACTTACCTAACATGGGTATTGAGTTATTTAAGAATATACCATCGAACGCCCCTTCAACAAGATAGACCGGATCATCCCAATTAATGAGATGTTCATTCCATATGATTATCTCCTTTTGGGCTTCAGGATTTTTATATTTCATTTTTGTTTTCGGAAGATAGGATCTAGCAATAAAGTAATTTAACTCCCCCTCAACATCGTAGGACGGAATTATAATTCTATTTTCATATTCACCACTATAACAAAACCCAATGTCATATTTTTCAATCATTTCATCGGTGATATTTCTTTTTCTAATGTAATTTAACGCCTGTTTATAATAATGGGTAAGTCTTATTCCGGGGCTTGCGGTTTTAAATGAAATAAATTCTTTGGGAATTTTAACTGGTTTGTAGATTCTCTCGGGACGATCTTCTTCTGATTCGGGTCTTAGAAGTTTATATTGTTTAAGTTGTTTTGGTGTTCCAAAGGATTTAATTAACTTAAAAATAGATCCGTGAGTTTCGTGAGTCTCAGCACAAGACCAACACTTGTATACTTCGTCTATGTAATTGATTTCCAAGTTACCTTTACCATCTCCACGTTCTAATCCTTTAATTTCATATGAGCAAACTGGACAATCAAAGGAGATTTGACCCTTATAATCATTATGAAATTTATAGGTACCTAAAATGTCTTTTAAAATTTCAAGAACTGGTATATATTCCTCATTACGTTTTGACATTACGAAAATAATACGAAAAATTTGTGATAAAAAAAAATCCTCCGAAGACACCAACTCCGGAGGATGCTAATCAACATGCGTTTCCACATGTCCCGTCCTAGTTTAAATATAACGCATAAAAACCAAAAAGTAAAATAGTCTTGAAAATATATTTAAAACTTTTTATCATTTATTTTATTTTGTTCATATTGATATACCCAATAACGGCTGTTGCTGCATCACTCATATCATAACACTCCTTTTTAAGGGACCCCGTTTTACCATATAACCACTTAACTTCGGGACAAACGGCGTTTACGTGCTCCCAAATAATATGTTTTTTATCAATATCCCGGGGGTATCCACCAAACAAAACATTCCTACCTTTATCGTTTGGTCCAACCAAATCAGGAAACGCAAATTTTCTTGCATTATATGTAGAAATAAATGTTGGTAGAATTCCCAACACGTCATAACATGATTTTAAAATCATCGTGTTATACCTCAATAATGTTGCAATTGTATAAATGTTATTTGAATTTAATAAGGGTTCCTCAATGATAACTCGAACAATTCCCACATCTTTATATTCTTCTAAATGTTTTTTGAATGTGTCGGCCTTTTTTATCATTTCCTCCATCTTCTCTTCTGGTTGTGGTTTAATTTTCGGAGAAAAATGGGTTAGTTCTAGTAGATTTGATCCTGAAATATCAAATAATGCAAATCCAATTGTTTTGGTTGAGATATCTAACCCGAGAATTTTTGGCTTATTTTTAAATTTTACGTCCATAAAACAATATATACGTAATATTTTTACAAATGTGAATAGTTAGAAATCCAATTTCAACGCAAACACCTGAGTACCTGATCTTGTTAAAGGACTTGCTGTTTTTCCAACAGCATATACTTCCTTATTATTATTCAATAATGCAATCTCCGTTATTTTTTTAGTATCTCCAATTGTATATGTTGGATTTTGTGTTACGGTAAATTGAGTACTTGGTAGATTTATTAGAAAGTCCATCACTTCTATGTCGGTTGATCTAATAAGTTTTATGCTTCCGGGGAATGGTTGTTCGTCACCGAATTTTGGTTTGGTAGATGGTTCCTGAACAATGTATCCATTTCCCATATATGTGTCGAGATTAAATAATGATGCACCTGTATATCCCGACTTGGTGATTATAAATGTTTTGTCTTCAATATTTGTTCTATTCAGATATGAAATACCATTTCCACTTGCCTGTGTGGTATAATCAATTTCTCTCCATAAATCGGTGGATGGATACCCAGTCATTGTGGTTTCTTGTACCAACACCTTAAATCCAGTTCCTAAAAATCCTTTTGTAAAACCAGATAATGTGGTTTCCATGAATTGGAATGTACCTATGTCAAATTTAATTCCAATGTTAGACGGGACATTTGGGTGACAATCATTTGATGAAGATCCAACACTTGTAATACTTGTATAGTAATTACACGGTAATGAATTCAATGTTGTTCCTGAATTCGTGAATATATAAGTTATCCAGAATTTTTGGTCTGTTACCCCGGAAACCAATGAATTTACTAAAGTGTTATCACTATGTACTAAGAATGTCTTAGGTGATCCAAGGGTATGTTTCCTGTTTGATCTGTAATCTAGTATTGCTACCAATTCTTGATCATCAAATACAATTGTTTTGTTATTGTAATAAGCCCTACCAACCCTATTGTTCTGTTCGTCTAACAAATATCTAAACGCTAATTCAGATCTTCCATCACTAATCGTTGTTGGTGTCTCTACCAGTTGGTTAACCGTATCCATATGGAAAGTGGCGCCAATAGTTGTTCCTGTGTTCCTGTGGTATAAAATAAATGGTATATATATTTCAAAATATTCGGTATCAGTAATTGTGTTACCACTCCTATCATCAACTATTGAATCACCAATCACATCATTGGTACTAATATAATCATCATACTTGAAAAATCTTTCGGGATCATTTACAATGTCCCCCAATTCAGAGTAATGTATAATTGCTAGTACCCTTTGTTCTTCGGGTGTTACATAAATCACCTCGTCATATGAGTTTGTATATGTTGTACCTGAATTTACACTCTGACCCGATGATGTTGTATATCCCAAAAATTGTTTTGTCGATACGAATTGGTTGCCGGTAAAACCAGTCAAATTATTTTCCGTTGCCCCCGTATATCCAATTGGGTTTTCTCCCCACACAATATCCAAAGTCCAAGGATCGTGTTGATCATATGGATCACAACTTGGTGGTGGACATGTTGTTCCCGTAATAATTGGGAATTCAATTGAACATTTATTTCCTACAATTTCTGCTGTTCCTGTTACTCCGGAAAGTGTTGGGGTTTTTCTATCCAAATATAAAGTGTTACCAGTTATTCCGGTTACTTTGTAAACTAAACTGTTTGTTCTACCACTTTTAATTAATGGATCATTAGGGTTGGTATTATCAAACGTATTAAAAACTAATGTTATGAACTCACAATTTTGATATGTGTTGCCTGTTGGTACTGTAAGTGTATTTGTTCCGGTTAAACCAGTAAAATTTAACGTAGATGTAACACACATTACGGTTGTTCCAGTAAACCCCGTTCCTGTTGTTTGATATGGGATATAATCTGTGACGAAACCAGCTGGCCCCATCACATTTCTTAATGTGTCAGTATATGCTTGTTGTATTGGGTTACCATATGTGGTTACACCACTTGTTGAGTCTATTTTATACGGGTATTTAACGCCACTCTCTTTATCCATAGGTGAAAATACCTTCTGACTAGGTGATCCTCCCGCACCCGTTAACTTATCAAAGGGATGAGTGTAATCATATTCAGAATCTCCAACCTGAAAATAGGAAATAACAAAATTACCCTTAGAAATGGCGTTTCTTCCCTTTTTTGTAATTCTTACGGTTAGGAACTCAGAATTATTTGTGTTTAAAAAACTCATATTTGATAAATATTATCTTTTTATTTATGGACCTATTATATTGTAAATTATACAATTAATCACCGTTACTAACTTCACATTTGGATTATATGGATTGTTAAGTGAACTATCAAACTGCCAATATATTCCGTCTGATATTGAACACGAACAATTTGTCTGACCTGTTGTGTATATTCTCTCATTTAGATTAACTGAGTATGAATCAAACATTGTATATCCAGTAATTGTACCTCCACTAATAAGATATCGATCAAAGGCCGTATTTACTTCAGATGTGTCCCCAGTATAAAAATTATACGTAGTTCCTGTAATAATTACACTACTAATTAATGAATTTGTTACAAGACCACTAGGTTTAGTACAACCCGTATCACAACAAGTATCACCAATTGTGAGATACGATGATACACCACCAGTAATTTGAATATCATTTTGATAGAAATATACCCCCGGATCTGAAGATGATCTATTACAGAAAGCATCAATATATGTTCCTCCCGTTGTAAATTCTAATGTACTGGTTGTTGGATCTCCAGTTGTTGGGTCACATAATTTATATCCAACATAAACCGTATTGTTACTATGACCTGTGTTTCCTGTTGCCATCGCGAGATCTAATGGGTCAACCGCTACAGTATAATTTTCACAAGTAAACGCACATTGAATAGTGGTACAACAAACTCTAGTATCATTGAATATATAGTTATCCGGATCTATTGATTGTGCAATGTCGTTTTGATAGAAATACATTCTTGGGTAATTTGTCATACCGGTACTTGTATAATATATTGTACATAGTTCATTATAATATGTTGTGTATCCTGTTGTACTTCCAGTAAGTATCTTAGTTGAAATATTATCTGGAGTTGAAATTGATTGACCACATGTTTTATATTCAACGTAAACAGTATTATTCGCATGAATAGTATTACCTGTCGCTAATGCTACGGTATATGGACCATAAAATGTAACATCAAAATTAGTACAACCATCAGTACATCCCGTACAACATCCGTGAGTGTTCGCTGCGGTTGAATATATACATGGTACATTAACTGATGCTCCCGTATAAATGTAGAGATATGGAATTCCTTCAGTTGCCTGTATACAAAGATCAAATGTTTGTGGTGTTGTATATGTTAATGTGGTTGAGCCAGTTGCTCCACATTCATAATTAGATAAATAAACAACATTCCCATTTCCGAGATTAATGTCTCCCTGATCTATTGTTATGTTATAAATGCTACAATCTGGATTACATGGTACAATTGCACACCCTCCAACAGAAACAACTTTCGTTTTAAATTCTAAAGAATCCATTATACTACACTCATGTGGGCCGTTTTTATATGAACTAAATTTAATCATTTCAATACCATCGGTGTTAGTAAAAAATTCATATGAAACAACGGGATCGGGGACGTTTAATTCATTATCCAAATAATTAATCAACGCTTTTTTCCATAATACACGAAGCGCAGTGTAATCTGGATTATATGTTACATAGAGATCACTATATAATGCGGCATTGAGATTTGGAACGGATGTTAATCCACTCATTATGGCATATGATGATGATAATGTTCCACTATATGTTATACAATCGATAATAAATTCTGGATAGAATTTAATATTACAAATTTTATCTGGATCCCATAATACAATTTCATCTGTAACTTCTTGTACAAACCCCGGTTCTGGTTCTAATTTCTGTATTATCTCTTTTACTTGACACCCTAGATTATATTTATATTTTGACCTACCAAATAGGTTATTTTCAATTAAATTACCTCCCGTCCATAAAGTAGTTGCTGGAATTATCTGTTCAATAACTTGAACCCAATATGGGCTCATTTTCAAAATAAACTCATGTGAATCAATGAAATTATATGGTGTGAATCCTGAGCTGTTAACATATGATGTGTATACATCCTCAAGAGCGATGTAATTCTTTTTATATCGAATCGTATGTGAGTTTTTTATTTGACTATGTATTGTCTTATCTAAAAATTCAGCAAAGGTTATACCGGTTTGTGGATATAATGTTTCCGTACCAAATGTTAACACTAAATCTCTGGATTTTTTCCATATATCATAATCAATTGCTCTGCTTGGTGATAAATAAACACCGATATTCTTCCTGTTCAATATTATTGGTGATTTGTCATCAACAATATGCGCCTTTACATTGTCTACCACGTTTTCAAGTTCATATCCTGTATCTAACCCGGGAAGCGTCCTAAAAACATCAAAATAATCTTCACCATAATCATATGCCCTTGATTTTGTTTTGATTGTTTTTGTTCTGCCAGTTAAAATTGAATTTTCGGTGTCTAAAATGTCTCTTGAGCGATGCTGTAACGTAATATCGTACCATCCCGAACCCTTTTGGAAATATATGTCAGTTATTGAATTGGATGCTTTTCTTGGTAATCCGCTTACTTCATCAACGGGATAACCTTCCCTTGTAAATGTTGTTGTTCCTGTTTCAATTAGTTTTTCATAAGTATATCCACTTGTTACTCCACTATAATATCCGGTGATTCTTGTTTTTGTTCCCTGAATTACGTCTCTAATATCCCCTTCCAAATCTTTAGATTCTGGAAGACCTATAACCTGATAAACATGTTCTTCAATTTTAATCAAAGGTTCTGGCGCCCCTAAAAATCTTAAAAAGAAATTAATTGCAGACCTTGTTCCCTTTGATTTATAAATAAAGGATAGGTTAGCCAATAATCTTCTGTAAAATTCATATTCCGCCTCAATTATATTGCGAGCCATCGATTCACCACCATATTGTGTGTCGTGTCGTGTATAAAGAATTTCTTCAAATTTCTTTTCATCAAATAGGTTCACAGTTGATAATCCAAGGGTTTCCGCAAGATTTTTAAGTAAGATATCAGGTAAATTATTAATACCATCATAGGATATGTTCCTCATGAAAGCAATATTATCGATGTATTTTTTTACCTTGTCAAAGTTCTGACCATATAACTGAAACACCGATTCCATTTTCTTATCTTCAGTATCAAACTCAAATAATTGAGGTGAGGATAAAAATCTAACCATTAAATTAGACTTATAATCATCAATTTCCGTTGCTAAATCACTCAATTCGTTGATCATGGCATCGTAATCCGAACCAGTCACTTTAATGTTCCACCCATCTTTAGATGTTGGCCAAGTGTATTTTACCGTTATTAAATCTGTTGTGGTATGATCAAAACTATCTCTTGGAACAATGAAACTTGCGGTATACAATGGATTTGATTCCCTATTTAATAGTTGATTTTCTAAGTCATCCAACCCATTGAAAAATTCTTCAGTAATACCATCTATTGGTCTAACTAAAATATTTTCCAAATATGTTGAACCAGTAAAAGGATTACCTTCGATGGTTAATACCATCTTTTTGTTAATGTTTGGTTCAATATAATTTACAACACTATATTGTATTCCACTTAATTCAACAACATATTTTTTATAAGAAGAAAAAAATCTTCTTATTTCATTATCCGTTTCAGGTAAGATATTGGAATTTGGTTTTGAAAATTCAATTTCAAATGGGTTATATGTTTTTGAGGATTCAACCGTAAATTTAGTGGTGTTAGTACTAATATCATATGATATTTCACTTGCGGTAACCGCTGACGTACTTGTTGAATTATCCTTATCCACCATGAACGCCGCGGGAAACTTACTTATAATTCTATTGATAGATACTAATATTCTACTTGATAATGACCCGTAAAGTGATCTGCCAGCATCATTTTTAGCGTTTTTAAACCTAATTTGTTGATCAATTTCTTCTTGTGTCTGTGTTGTTGGGGAAGATGTTTCTTTGTTTAATGTGTCTAAAGTTAAGAATTCAGAAAAAGGATTTGTTTTAAATTTTTTACTATCTTTTTCTGGAATGTTCTTGTCAAGTTCAAAGTTTGTATTAGTCAATTGACTAGTACCATCGGTAATTTGTACACCGACTAAATTATCATTAAAGGTATCCCTACCGCTCGCCGCCTGACTTGGTACTTTATGTGTTGTCGCCATTATCCTGTTATGGTATTAAAATCTAACGTCTGATCAATATCCGTTTTCTTTTCCCTAACTTCATACAATGTTTCATTCAAGTCATCCTTGATTTCATATAAATTGTATTGTTTATAGATATTATTGTTATTATCGTAGATGGTGTAAATACCCGGAGCTATTGCTTTGGTTTGATTACCATACAACGCATATGCTAATGTTGTTGAATCATGTTCAACCATTTCGATTTCAAGTGTAGTTGGATTCAAAAATGTGTTCGTTAAAATAATTTTCTGTGCTGGTTGACCAATGAATGGAACCGTGTTTGGCCTACTTGATGGCGCCGATGATGGTGTTACAGTTAAGAACATCAGATTCGTTGCTTCATCACTATATTGGTATCTGATTGCTTTCTGTGCTGTGTTTGTTAAATTTGAAACAACGGGAGTACAGAAAAACGAAGATGTGACCACTCTGTAAAAATTCGGAATTTTAGCGTTGTTATCTGGATTGATATACTCAATCCTATATCCAACTAATCCTTGTGGGGTGAATTTATTTCTGTCAGCGGATGGAACATTACTCAAATCAATTATTAATCCCCTAACTGAAGGTAAAGAAGCGAGTATTCCACAGTCTGTAATGGATGTTCTTATTTGTTTTGGTCTAATGTGAAGGGTATATATCCCGAGTTCAGAAAAATCAGCTGAACTTAATTTTAGATTATATAACCCACCCAAAATTTCAACATTCGGCGCATTAGTGTCGTCTGTTGTTTCACTATTATGAAACACAGGGGTGAGAACATCCTGTGGATCTAATCTTTTTAGTGTGACATCAGCGGTGGATATTCTACTGGCCACATAATGGTAATAAATTTCCACGTCTGCGGGAGAGATATCTGATGGTCTTATAATTCCGTATGATCCTACTGCCATAATGTTTTATTTATAAATATGATTTTTATTGTTTTTTAACAACGAAGAACCCATTTCCATAGATCTCCAACTCCATCATGTTATCAATTTCACTTAATCTTAGATTATTTTCCATCACCCCCATCTTACCTCTTTCCACAAAAATGTCCGAATATATCGTTGGTTCATCCACAAACCCTAAAAAATGTTCATTTCTGGTTAAAACAGAATTAAACACCTCTTCCTTAGTAAATCCCGATGTTGTTCCTGTGATCATTGTATACCCATCAGAATAGTCTCGATAATTCAAGGTGTCAATAGTGTACCCACTATATGTTAGGTCACCAGTAGTCCCCGTAGTGATTCCTGTATAGGTATTAGAACCATAAAGTTTCTTTTCAATTATTTTACTACCACCAATCGCTATATATGTGAATGTGGTATTCCCAGTATGTCCCGTAGTGTAATCCAAATCATTCAGATAGTCAATTGAACCGGGTAAAATTGTATATGGGATTGTAAATCCACTAAATGTTCCCAAAGGATTTGAAACCGAAATATCCATAGGGACTTTTACCCTTTTAGTTAATTTCTGTTTTGTCCACGGAGAATCTAGGGTGATTGAAATGTTATATTCTCCTGTTCCTGTGTACGATTTACTTGCTGTTGTTAATGTATTACCCGTATGGGCGGGTAAGTTGGATGTCGTGGTGTCCCCCCAATCAATTGTGAATGTTGCCTCATAATATCTTCTAAATCTTTCAATATAAACGGTATTATAAACATCAATTGTTGATCCTGTTTGTGTGTAACTGAAATTACAGAAAAGTTCCACTTGGGTAATGTCTCCATCAAAATCAACCATCACCCCCATTTCATCAACTGATGATTCTAGGTAAATAGGAAGATCAAAAGTTAACCCCGTGTTGTATTTTAATATTTGATGTCTTACCTTTTCCATTATGACTGTTTTTCATAGAACTTAATTGGGATAAATGTTTTTCCAACTCTTGTTCCTGTTGTTCCCGTGTATGAATAAACCTGATATGAATAATCTGATCTATCAATTATGATCTTATAATACATATCCCTGATTTCTTCCACTTCTTGGGAGATTGTTAAACCACTATTTGTGAAATCAATTATTGACCCATCCTTTGCATTAAAAAATTTTGCCGTCATCCAAAATGTGTCTCCAGTTAACGTTGTCTCACTAAACGCCTCATCATCCTGAAACCAAAATAGATACATGTTTTCTTTATTACGATAGTTACTACCCATGAATACAGGTACGTGGATATAATCTCTTAACGTGGTGTAAAAAAATTTTTCACCTAGTGGTAATGAAAGATTTTTACTGAAAACCAATTTTCTATTTATTCTGTCAGGATCGTCGTTGTTTGGTGTTTTATAAAATTCTAACCTGAAAAAACTTTCAGTTGATTGTTTTAACATTTTAGCGTTTTCCTGTGGTGTAATACCAACTAATCCATATTCCAATCCATTTGTATATGTTCCACCACTAACAAAATAAAAATAAAACCATATGTCGGTCTGGATAACTCCGCTTACTGACAGGTATGGTTTATGAATATACCTAATCGTTTCATAGTTCTCCGCAGGGTTAATTACCTTTTTTAAACTCTCTTCCTCTAATTGAGACAAGTTCTCCTCCCATCCAGCGTCTGGTTTAAAATCTTGTTCGCTATTCAAGATCAATTTTAATTCATTGTCGGATCGTAGTATTTTCATTAACAATCTTTCTTTTTCTTTTTACCGATGTAATTAAATTTATCTAACCCATCTGATTTATTTATATATTGTTTCTCATTTCTTAAATAGAAATTAATCTCTAATTTAACATTATGTACATCATTTAAAAATGGAAAATTTGTTCCATTTCCATCGGGATCAACATATCCGTGATCATATAAATCTCTCCATTTCCATATGTTTTCACTTTTAAAATATTTTGTATTTTCAGGTAAATCAATGATTGTTTCTCCCATTTTTGCTGTTTCCATATATGGTGATAATTCCCTTAATTTAATTCTATGATGTGGTTGGTAATAAAGTCCCACTAAATTATTGGCAGATGCTCCAGAATAAAACGCTGGGTTGTCTTGTTCAAAATCAAAATGTACAACAGGAGTAACTATTTTATGAAAAGTCTCACTAACAATTCTTTCTTTTAATTCATATTCATTATATTCAACAAATGCTCCCACAAGAATTGATCCTTTTGGTAATGTTTGTCCGCTAATAAACGTATAACCAGTATAACCAGATATACTAGTGTTCCCCGTAAACGTTACTCCCGTTAATGTTATTTCATTAGATGTTGTTCCACTAAAATGATTGTCAATCCACGAATCGTGAAAATTAAACTTATATCCAATCTTGGGTGGGTAATCAAAATATCCTTCACCATTTCTGAAAATCATTGTTACATAAACATCCGTTGGTGTATATCCTAAATTGTTGGTTAATCCCGTTAAAATGAATGGTTCTTTGAAATCAAAAAGAACAGATTCCATTCTGTTTCTTTCAACAATAAGATCGTTAACCCCCGCTGAGTTTTCAAAAATTATTTTCTTTTCGTCTTCCCATAATGCAGATTCAAACCCCACTTTATCCATTATATAACCATTAATGTCGGTTAATGTCTTATGTTTATGAACATAATATTTAGATAAGGTTAATGATATATTGTTTCTATCGGTACATCTTTTACCCAATATAACTGTGCTGAGTGTTGTTCCAGTGGTAAACTCATTCTTCAAAACATTTACAACATATTTTTCAGAATTATGATATTCATCACCAACACTATCAATATGAAATGTTCTTCCGCTAATTGGCACTGAATTATTTAATGTTCCTCCAGATACAACAATAAATTCTCCTTCACTCATACCATGTTCAATTGGAGATGTGAGTTTATAATAATTTCCATTACTTGACACTCTAAACGGAATTCCATCTTCGGCTGTGAATGATATGTCTGTTCCCCCCGTTAATGTATAACTTATTGGATATGTGGTGTCTCCGGTATAAACATAAGAAAGATAAAGATTCCAATTTTGATATGGGGCGGTAATTGAGGTAACGAGTGTATGGCCAGAACTTCCTACTAAACTTAAATTTTGTGTAAAACTACCCAACACACTACCACTATTTGGTGTGTTTAATTCTCTTATGACATCGCGCCTTAAAAAAGCGAATTCATCATATGGTAAAAATCCACTAAAATTGCCATCGGACCCGTCACCAACTAAATACAATCTTTGTCTTAGATACTCATAATTTGTATTACCACTATACATGTTACGGAAAATCATTTTTATTTTTCCATAAATTTTATATCCCTTACTTTCATTTCGTTCCTTATCAAAAAGTTTCGATAAATCTAAAACAATGTCCCGATCACCTTCTCTTAAAAGTATTTCTTTTTTTTCAAGCTCCACCCTAAGTGAATGTTCCTCTTCACTGGAGTTAGCATGTTTTAATGTTGGTAATATTATTTTTTTGTTTTCCATTATTCAGCTGATGGGAACGCCCCTTTAGGACCAAATAGGTCAATAAATTTATCTATTCCTGTTTTACCCGCCTTTAATCCGAAATAAAACATAAATGGGGTTGATAATATTTGTCTTCGTCCCCAGTAGTCCTCCGTTCTATGTAAAATAAAATCAATATTTATGTCCCAATATGTTGACCACCAATTTCCCGCAGCACCATATCTGGCATATAAAACTCCAGCTGTTGGTGTTGTGGTAGTTCCACCTGTTACATGTAAAAACACAAATCCCGGATATTCGGTGTCATAATTCAAATGATCATCCGTTAAGGAAATTGCATCATAGTGAACCTCATTTGTAACGTTTCCTGTTATTGTAAGTCCACTAAACGTTTCGGTTATTGGTAATAACAAATATTTATCAGACGAATCGTTTGGTATACCTGTTATGGTGTACCCTGTTGTCATTCCTTGAAGTGGTTGTACAACAACTGTTGAATAGTCCCATGATTGGTCATCTGATGTATTCTCATCTGTTCCACCAAACCCCGTTCCTTTTTTATCCCATAAGAAAAACGGTACAGGTTGAGAAGCTTCTGTTAATCTACCCTCAACAGGATTACCATAATAGTCAATATGGGTTGGTTCATTTATACATGCCCTTATTCTTTGACCATCTTCATCCAACACAAACGTTACAGGAAGTGGTCCCCAATATCCATGTGGTTTAAATAATTGTGGATAAGTATCCGGGTCTAATACCTGATAACTATATCCTAAATATTTTGGATCTTGTAGATCAAACTCAGCAATTCCAACCTCATTATTAATAGAAATTAATTGTGTAATATCACCATCGAAAACCCTATTAGTAACTGTAAACCCAGAATTATCGAAGAAGTTATTTATATCAAATAAATTATTACTCACATCCATTCTATAATTTATGGCTAACCCTAAAAGTTCACCAAAACTTTGAAATGATGTTGGTCCAATTGATCTTGATACTGAACAATTAGGGTCAAGAGATTGATCAATACAAATTTCTTTTATAAATTCATCCCTCGGGCCTAAATCAACAAATGTTGTTGGTCGATTTAAAAGTGTTACATCTCCTCTATCTATTCCCCAAGTATTTGTTGCGTCAACATATGATGTTGATCTATAATAATATCTATCATCGGTATCTTTATGAATTACATCACTACAATATTTATTTTTTTTTGATTTGAATTGGAAAAAATATAGTGAACCAGATAACCAATTATCTATGAATGAAAAGTTTACTATTCCACCACAAAATAATTTACATACCCTTTTTCTTCTTCTATATTCTTTAAGAATTGACCATAATTTCTTATTTGTTTGTGTAGCCGGTACAAAATAAAACACACCATTTGCAAATTCAGTTTCACCACTATCAGTATCTCTTGGAAAATTCTCACCCTTATATGATGTAACCAGATGTTCGTCTCTATTTGATAAATTGGTTGCAGTAACCAATGCTGTACAACCACTAACGACTGTTCTTGATGATCCCGTTCCCTCATAGTAATATTTAACCAAATCTTCATCATATGGACAATCAAATAATTCACATCCTGATTCAAGGGTAAGTGTCGTTCCAGTAGACCCTGATGGTTGCCACTTATCAACAATTTCAAAAGTATATGTAGCTTGTGGGGTGAATATATTTGAATAGTCTATAAATACTAATTGTCCGTTTTGAATTTCAAAATGATCACCATTTGGTTCGGTATTTAATTCAACAATCGTTGTTGCACTCGTTGTTATTCCTGTATATCTAAGATAATAACCACTACTAAGACTTGGGGGTGGATAATATTGTTTAGCAACCAAGTCAGCGTCATTAGCTATTCGAGTATTTAATGTACAACCCGTTCCACCTGTAACTGTAGTATAGTCAATTGATCCCACCATTGGTCTTATTCGATATGATTGATTCGATAAGGTAATAATTGTTGTACCCGTAACGGCAGAACCAAAATTTATGGTTAAATTATTAACATCTGTATATACAATATTTGTTGGAGTTATTGTTGTATTTGTACCATCAATAACTTGTACGATTGGATTTAACTCACCTAAACCATGATTAATAACCCACGAAGAACTTGCCCCCGTTATACCTGATGTAAATATAGTTTGATCATTGCTTCCATATGTTTGACCACTCGCAACAGGACAAAAATTTAATATTTCTGTATTTTGAGTTTCTGCCCCAAAACTATCTTCACCATTACATTCTTCACATTCAGGATATGAAATTAGATATAGTTTCTTTTGTCCACCAGATTGTATTCTATATGCAAATTTTCTTACTGCCTTCGCAAGAAACTTTATTGGATGAAAATCAACCGCATCTGCAAAATCATGAAATACAATTGTAACCGTGTTGATAAATGTCAACACAATTAAATTTATGAGATGTTCAAAAAATAAAAGAACATCGGCAATTAATAACTGAAATGTTTTATTTTTAACTCCAAAATTAACCGGGGGAGTTACAACATCTGACGAACAATCCTCTTCTTCTGAAGGAACTATTTCTTTAATTCCAACATACTTATCACGTTCAAATGTGGAATTTTGTGAATATAAGCTTTGAAATGATGATACGGTATAAACTTTATTATATTGAAATCTATAAAAATAATCCTTTGGATAGAATTGTCCATCGGTATTATCAAGAATTAAACTATTAATGGCCAACGATGGATAATCATTATAGTCTGTAGAAAAGGAATATGATTTATTAATATCGGTACTATACTCTCGAATATTCGGAGCTAAATACGACGCGTTCTTCCTGATTCTTGAGTTTCCAGAATCATTTAATGTAAATCGGAATCTATAACACGCAGCTGTGGGTATTCCTTTATTCGGATCATTGGTTATTTCATTTTCACCAAATTCATTGGTGATGATATATTCCATGTTCATTGGTAATGGAACAACAAATGAACCATCCTCTGGTATATCCTCATGTAATTCAAATTTTTCTAAAATTGGTCTGTAATTTTCATCTTTTGTGGATGTAAATCTAATAGCCTCAATTGTTCCAGTTTTAGTGGTTAAGTCACACTTTCTACCCATTTTGGTTCTTGCGTCACAATTTTTATTTACTGCGTTCTTACCTGTATCGGTATATGTTCCCCCAATAAGGAAGGCTTTCGGTTCTATTTTAACTCCTTGACTTGATAAGTCGAAATCTGTTCTCGTTATCCCTATTTCACATAGATCCTGATTTCCCCAAAATGGATAAACTTCAATTGTTTTATCAAATGAAACTATCTGTGGTAATGAATCAATATCTTCAGATCCTTTGAAAGTATATTTGTTTTGAAATGAATCCACCCCCGAACCCTGTCTGATGAAATCATAAGGTCGTAAAGAAAAACAACCAATATCTGACAGATCAACATCAACATGAAGAATCTGAGACCCAAGTGGTACTCCCCAAATCATGAAGTCACCCGCGGTATTTGTTTTAACCGTGTATTTGTAATATTTCTCATACACCTCTAACACCTCTTCCCGGGTTAATACGTCTCTTTGATCAGGAAAGGTACCTGTCGGTACGTGACCGCCATGTTGTTGTCTAGAGGGTAGTAAATTATATCTATAATTGTTTTCGTCTCTTTGATCAGTTGATTTATATGGGTATAGGGAAGATATTACAGGATCATTCTCATCATCCGTTGAAAGAGGAACAAAAATAGAAATTTTAGCGTTTGGAATACCAAATCCATTATTTACTGAAATTCTACCACAAACCACACCATAATCAGCACAGAAAGATGAATAGATATCCTTTTGTGAAAATTTGAGAGACAATATCTCAAGAAGATCATAATCTTGTTTAATTTCTAAGGTAATCTTTTGGTCCTTACCAATATCCGTGTAAATCCGATGTTTTTGCATTTATAATAAATAGAAACCAGATGATTTTCTATTAAGATAAAGAAAATCGTTTTTAGAATGTAGTCGTTCCCAATGTTTTTACTCTAACCTTAATATCCTTGTTTGGGAATCTAATCTGGTATATTTGATTTGACTTCATGAAGATAGTCATATCGGATTGTGCAATTTCTTTAGTGATATCGTCAAGATAAGATTGAGCAACCTCAGATGAAGAATATTCTCCTCCGGTTAATCCATAAGCCCGAATTTCAATTACGTTAACTACTCCGGGAACATTTCCAAGATCTTTGGATAAGTCACCAAGAAATAATGGGTCACCCATCTTCCTTTTTTCTATTGCAAAAGATGATATAACCGTATTTATAGAAGCCGACACAACATCTGTTGGATTTTCATTTTTATCAATCATCAAATCAATCTCTAACCCCAAATCAACAACTTCACCACTTACAATATCGATATAGTCGTTTATCATTCTATATTCAGATAAGTAATTTACAATATTATTTTTTAGGGTATTGGAAACCACATCAGTTAAATTTCCTTTATCATCATATGAGATTAATTTGATTCTAACCTTATTATCCTCTTCCATAACATTCACCTTGGCTGGCGCGCCATATGTTGATGGCATGCTTTCAATTAATGATTTATAATCGTTTAATGTTACTGCCCTATTCTGAGCCGCAAAATTATATGCAATCATATTTCTAATCTCTTCAATTGTTGGTTGATCTGCTCCCCCAACCGCAGGAGTTACATTGGTAACTCTTAACGAATTTGCAACTTGTGTATTAATTGAACCATTTGGTCCACCTACATTAAATTCAATATTGTCCACACTTGTAATAATATTAACCCCCAGATTAGAACTCTTACCCCCACCTATTCTATATTTAACAAACAATGTTGTTCCCGCTTTAGGTAACATTCCCAATGAAAGATTATTCAAATAATTTGATAGATTAACTTTCATATTTCCTGTCATGTAACTATCCATATTGTCCATTGGATCAACATTACCCGATCCAAATGTTAATGAAAAATAACCTTCGGGAGTATATTCTGTTATGAGTTTATTATTTACACTAAGATAGTTCCCCGATTTAAAGTTTTCAGTATCCGAAACGGAGGTAGGATCTGGAATAAAAATCTTATCCTGAATTAAGGATTTAACTTCATACCATTTATTTGTGGAATTTGAAAACTCACTTGATGTTGGATTTGATGAAAAATTTGTTCCTTCTTTATGAATTACCGAAGTAACACCAAGAACATTTTGCTCAGGTAAATAAAGTTTAAGGAATGGTCTTTGATCTAATGTGTTTATAACCCTTCTATAAATCCTTGTTGCACCGTTTGCAACGGGTTCTCTCTTTGTTATAGTGTATGATACTAATTGATTATTTCCATCAAAATTGGGAACCTTTAATCTGTTTGGTTCCCCTCTATCATTATATGGTATTGAAAAATCAATATCATTGATTGTTTCAAATATCTGACCTCCACCAGAAACCTGAGCTCCCGTCTTTAGAATACCCTCATATCTTTCATCTTCTTTATCCCCCCTTACTGGAACAGTAATTGAAAAGTCACATAACGCAACTGAGGGTCTGTTTCCCGGTAATCTAACCCCATATGTTTTGGCAATAAAAAAGAGGGATTGTCTTTGTTGGGCAAAATCTAACATCGTTTCCTGCCATACTCTATCAATATGAAAATGTAAATTATCTGAAACGGCCGCGTTTAAATCTAATAAAACAGAGTATATTGAAGCATCATTTGTATTTTTAACCAAATCGGGATAATAATCCTTAGTTAAATTAACTAATTCTTGTCTTAGTCCCGCAAAATCTCTCTTTGCGTATGTAATTTTTTTACCCATTTTATATGTTAATAATTATAAAGTCGGAAGATGAAAATGCTCCGTTATTTACCGTATAGTCTATTTTAACCTTTGCGGTGTATGGTTTAGTTGCTCCTTGTGAAACCCTAAACAATCTATTATCTTCCCCCTCAACAATACTTACAGGTTCATCGGGATCATTTTCGGCCGATGTTATTGTTATGGAATTTATATCCAAATTTGGAATATATTTTCTTATAGATTCTCTTATTTCATCTTCAATTTGACCGAAGACTACTGTGTCATTCTCATCAAAAATATATTCATATAATCTTGTTCCGAAATCAGGTAAAAAATATCTACTACCTTTTCTAGATAAAAGAAGATGAATCAGATTCGCTCTAACCTCTCTTTCGGGAGTTTCGGTCATTTTTAAAAAATCTCCCTTTTGACTGTCCATGAAGGGATAATCTACTCCATATGTTATACTCATATCAATAAATATAATGAATAGAAAAATGGTAATAAACAATAACCCGTGACAATTCGTCACGGGTTATCAAGTTAGTGGTTCGGTTTTCGCCCCCTGTATTACCAAACCATAGATGTTCAAGGTACACCTTGATGACACTAGACTCTGGAGGTTATTCCATATTTCGTTTGAGGGAGCCATCCATTATCTTTATAGTCGAGTAGTCAAATCCGCTCCACCGATTCGATTTTCAGGTCTTGAATGAATTTCCAACCATAATTCAATAACCTTATTGTCATTTAATTTTCTAACTTCTTTTGCTGGCATTTCATAATCTAACCTGAGTGTCAAACGTAAGTCCTTAACAAATCGTATACGATCATCTTCTTTGATTCGATTTGATATGAATACCATTTCAGCTGTTTCTGACCATTTCATATTTTAAATTTTTGTAATTTCACACGCTCCTCCACTGCAACTCATGGCAGCATAATCTGAAATATCTTTATATTGTGGTTTATCTAAAATTTCACCAAAATTCACTTCCCTAAATTGACGAGTAACGGTTTCCCATTTATGAAACAAATGTACATCTTTTAAACAATATATCATTCTGGTGATGTCTCCTTTGAAATAGTTCTTTGCGAATTTTTTGGCTCTCATTAACCAATAATTTCTTAAAAGAACCTGTTCTCTTGTTCCAGTAATTGGTATTTGTTTGTCTGTTTGCATACTTATAAGAATATCACACGCTAACCATAGATTATTGTCAAAATAATGTAACCCATCAATTACCAAACCAGAGGCTAAGATAGACCCCTTACCATATTCAACAATAAGGTCATTAAGTTCCAATACAGATGTAAATGGAGCTTGATTAAAGTCCTTATCTCCATAATCTGACATAAAACTAACTGCAGTGAAAAAATTTCTATTATCCCAAATATAATTGATAATTTCGTCCTTATCGTCAATGATTACTGTACAACTTGTATTGTGATTTATTCCATCATAAACACACAATTCTTTGTTCGTGCCAGCGTTTACCCAATTCTCCTGAACCATTTTAATGTATTCAAGATGTTTAACACCTTTCATATTCTTTTTAAATAAACCATTCTTTGGATTTTCAATGGGAACAAAAACAACATAATCACTCTTGGTACTTGACCAAACACTTTCCTCAAGTAAAAATGACATGTTTTCTTCTAACCATTTTGCGGTATTAGTTTCTTTATTTAATTGCATGACACGGAAATATTTTTCAGAATGTTCTGGATGAATACCACTAGCTGTTCCCAACACAACTGATGCGTTACCTGACGGTTTAACACAAGTGGTTCTTGCTGCCTGATTAATACCAATGATAGTTGCAACTTCTTTATTTGTTGATTTAACTACTTCGGCACCCTCTCTTAATAATTCGGGATTAAATAATTTTGGGTTATTCATCCACCCTGTTATGCTCACACCCAATAGTGCTTCTCTTTCGAATATTTTTTTACTTGTCTTTCCCAAGTATGGAAAATCAGTATATCCTGCCTGTAATGTTCCTAAAATAGAAGCATCTTTACAGGCTCTTAAAAATTTTTCTTTTGTTGTACATTTCTCAGCATTTATTTCTGATAGATTACATCCCTGTATACCAAACTTATCTTTATTCTCTTTAACAAAATTATAAATTTGGCTGTATTTGATTTTTGAAAAATCAACAGCCATCAATACTGGTATCTTAAGAATTTCAAAACATGGATTGAACATATCAAACCAACTGTTAGCGAACACAAATCCAATATCATTTGCCCCATCATTTAATTTAACAAGATATTCAAATTTTTCTTTTGTTACTTCTCCTCTTAACAACAATACGGAGTTGTTGCTCTGTTTTCTTTGTGGGTTTTCTGTTCTCCAATTACCCGTCTTTGCGTGAATCATTTCATCATCATTTGGATCAACAATCATATTTAGAGCGGATCTACGAACACCACCCGATAATACCGCATCGGCAGAATGACAAATAATGTCAAACGCAAGAATTGGTCGAATTGTATTTCCTTCCTTTTCAATCCATCTATTTATCAATTCTTCAATGTTTTCCAATGATTGTTTTATTCCATCTGGACCGGGAGCTTTAAACCCGCCACTAATATGTGATCCTTTATCTCTGATTTTTGAATAATCAAATTTGACCACATATCCAGCATAGTCTGGAAATGGTTGGTCATCTACAAAATATGAGGACATTAACACACCTAATGCATCTGCCCACCCTTCAATGCTATCGTCAATAATAAATGATTTAGCACCAAGGGTTCTTTTTTTAATCTTACTTAGGTTTCTTACAAATGGTATTAATAATCCGCCACCGAAACCACATCCAGATAATGCTAAATAAAAAATCTCTTGAAATACTTTATTTCTTACAATGTGACCAGATGTACAGTTAAACATTCTTGTGTTATGTTTCATTATCTGTTCATACCGATATTGTAAATTTCGTTGGGAGGATAAGATTACTTGATCTTTCATACTCTCCAATGCAGAATTCAAATATGGATCTAATTCGGTAAGATGTTTATCGTATTTTTTTTTGTGTCCATCTATTATGTTGTAACATGCATCGTCCCATGTTTCATATCTACCCTTATCTTCTAACCACTTGAAATAATCTGAATGTAATTTCAAGTCACTCAGAAATTTTTTTCCTTTATGCATTTTTCTTTTGTCTATATTTTTTTATTTTATTTTTTTAAAAATAGATTACCCATACGAACATATGAACGTATTATTTTTGTTTCCACTTTTATCTATTTAATTCCTGTCGCTTTATGTAAGCCTCCCTTGCCCTTGTCTTCTTATCTTCTATCTTCAATTCTTCATGACCAAGAAGGGTATTTTGCGACTCTGTATCAATAACAAGGAACTCATTATCAAATTTACAATTCTGCCACACAATTCCATCTTTACCTATACGGGATTTTAATAGTGTCACCGTAGCTAAATTGTGTTCTTTCTGTTCCAATGTTTTACCTATCGATACTACGACGTGTCCAATCTGTGCCTTCTTGATTGATCCACCCATTTGATTTGTTGTTACAATTTCAGTAACGATTGACTCACGATTACCTTGTGTTGCTGTCCATATAGCAATATCAAATTCATCAGTCATCGATTCTAAATTTCTCATGATTTGACCCTCACCCTTCCATTCTTCACCATAACTTGCTCTCTCTGGCGCTATACAGTCGATATAATCTAAAACCAATAAATCTATTTTAAACCCCTCGGACTTTAGTTTTCTTACCTGAGATTTTATCTCAGATATTGTTACATCACCACTAACCAACTTTAAAATCTTAAGTTTACCCTTGGAGTTTTCTTGTGTTTCAAGTATTGTACGTATAACTTCTTCCTGTCTGTCAGGTTGTTCATCCGCCGTTATCTCCGACCATATTGTGTAATGTTTTCTTTTTATAACTTCTTCATTATCTTCGAAAATGATTTGTAACACATTGAAATCACAATTAAAAGCACTGTTAGCAATTTTGGTTAAAAAAGTGGTTTTACCAACACCAGTCGGTGCGAGTACTATTCCTAATTCTCCTCTTCCTAATCCATCTTTTAACATTGAGTCCAACCCAGAAATACCGGTCGGTATCGGGTGTCTGAAATTCTTTCTTAATGTTCCTTCGATATCATCAAAAACATCTTTAGCTAAATTTGTAGTTACACCTACTTGTAATGCCTTTTGAATAATTTCCTCTATTGTGGAATATTCCTCGAAGTTACCATTCTCAATAATGTTATCTACTTTCTTTAACTCTTTTTTTAAATTCTGTTGTTTACAGAAATTAAGGGCAGTGTCCCTAGTATAAATGGTATCAACCGCTTTTTCCCGGATTATGGTAAGAGTATCAATATGTATTTTTGTGGAATCTTTGGATTGATTTTCAGCCGCAATTTTTTGTTCAAGACTACTATAGTCAGGGATCACGTTATACTTTAAATAGAATTCCTTAATGTTCTCCATTATGAATTTAAAGGAGACATTATCAAAATACCTACTTTCAATTACATCTATTATTGTTTCCCCGTATTTTCTATCTTCAATTATTGATTTGATTAGTGACTGTTGGAAGGTCGACCCGAGATGCCCAAAGTTTTTTTCGTTCATAAAAGATTATATAATATTCATTAATTTAATTCGTGCTGTAGGTAACTCGTCTCAAGCTCTTCCAGTGACAATATATCTGTCAAATTCTGTAATATTATCTTAAGCCGCGGCCTAATATCCACAGTATACCTTACCTTTGGGTGATAGTAATATGCTGGGAATATTCTTTGAATAAATACGTCGTCTCCGAGCTTAATTTCCATTAAAAAATGTTCATTTTTTTTATCAACATCACCTTCCACATGGTCGAAATTTGATAAATAATTTTGATTTTCACATAGATAGTCGGAACTTTTTATTTTTAAATCTTCCGAGATATGTGAACAAATTTCTTTTATATAATAATGGAGATCCATAGATCTTCTGGAAACGGGGTTATGACCCTTTACATTGAAAAATCTTTGACATATAATATTACCTTCCAATGTCAATAAAAACTCAAATTTTGTTATTTCTTGATTATTACTCATAATTTCTAATTTTAATTATTCTCTTATTTTTTTCTTTTCTTGTTAATCGTAAAAATGGATTAAAAAAGTTTGTCCACGCATCGTCATATTTAGGTAAAACCTTAAATAGACCATCTTCTGTCATCATCCTTATTGTATTTTTATATGATCTACCGTCAGGGTCCAAAATTCCTCCAATCAACCCATCAATGTCATCCTTCGCTTCTTCAGTTAAAAGTGGATCATCAAGATTCACTATTTTGTTATTTATTTCAAAAAATTCATCTCCAAAGACACCATACTTAGTTACTCCAGTTAATAAATTTGCAAGAGTTTTATTATGTTTATCATCCTCAAACAAAATATTTGATCTATTAATTATCCCGGTTAATGTCATCGGGTGGGTTTTAACCTCTGGAAAAAAACTAATAAATCTTTTTATTCCTAGGTTTCTAATTCCAGAGATGTTATCTGATGGATCTCCACATATCATTTTAACTATTTTGATGTTCTCTATTAATACCTCTTCATGATGATATGTAAATAAATCATTTGGTTTATATTCTTTATGATGTGATGGATTATAGAGGGTTGTAAATTCTGAGACCAGCTGAGCTAGATCTCCATCAGACGAATAAATAATTTTCTTTTCCCCGGGTGAATTTTGAACATAGTATGCAATACAATCATCCGTCTCACAGTATTGATATTCACCCTGTCTCACGAAGACCTCTTCGAGATATTGTTTAATCCTATTTTTTTGGTAATTATAAGAACCCTTCTCTTCTTCACTTTTAAACCGGGGTTTTGTTCCTTCTTTATATTGTGCGTAAATCTTTTTACGTGATAAAGTATTTTCTTCACCATCCCAAAAAACAACGATCTTTTCTAATTTATAGGTTTCAAATGATTTTCTTAAAGTATTTAAAAAATGGTAGATACCACCAATGTGTTTACCCTTATAGAAATAATTCTTAACTCCATAAAATCCTATGGTAAGTAAATTGTCTCCATCAACAAGCAGGGTTGTCATTTATCATTAAATTATTATATTAAAAAATCTTTTTTCTTAATCATCATCATCATCCTCATCTTCTTCTTTGTGGGTGTCAGTTATTATTAATTCCCCGCCAGCACCTAAAATATCATCCCAAAATTTAGAATATTCTTTTTTATATTCCTCCATAGCGTCTTTTGTGTCGAAAATATATCCTTGTGGTACTACAATTATTTTACCACCCTTCAATTGTAAACCATTCATGTGATTCTTTATAACCGATACTCTTGTTCTAATTGCATAAACAATTTTCTTTCCATTTTTTGTTGCATCAATTGGATTAATTCCTGCCTTTTTTTGTTTACCAAACAAGAACACAAGAGTACATGCGTGCCAGATAGCGTTTCCACCTTTAGCCTTAATTTCAGGTAATCCTTCAAATTTTGTTAATGGAATATCCACCCACGGTTGATTAACGATAACTAATGTGGCGTATAATGGATTTTCTTTTGTTGGGTAATCTTCTTTTTTTGAATTTGAAATTCTTGAACTAATTCCCATTCCAATTTTATCAGCTAATACCGACGCATTATGTTGTTTTCCACCCTTACCATCAAATGTCATTTTACAAGGAATAGAACCAACTGAATCCCACAAAAACACTATTGATCTATCAATCTTTCCCGCAATTTGATAATCCAAAATTTTATTAATAAAATCTGTTATTTGTTCAATATAATCAAAACTATCGTTAAAAATAAAATCTCCAACCCATTTTCCCGTTTCGTCTTGAGATACTTGTAACCCAAGTTGTTTAGCGTGTATCCAATCCCATTTCTTTTCGGTAATAATGAAAATTGGTAGGTGACCCTTTTTTTGAGCGTCTACCGCCGCTAAAATCATTGCTGTTGTTTTTGAGGAATTAGTGTGACCCAAAAACATGTTTATTCCTCCCATGATTGGCCCCGGAACACCACACGCATTTAAAAATGCGTCTCCACAGTTATAAAAATTTTCTTCTTTATATTTTGTGTCACTTGAAAATTCAGCAATATAGTCGAATGTTTTTTTCTTAATTTCTTTGTCCTTGGCCATTGTACTTGTTTTTTTAATGAAAAAGAGTTTGGATGTATATGTGAAAAGTTATGATACTATATGATACTATACACCCAAACTCAATAAATTAGAATGGTAATTCGTCACTTGGTTCTTCGGTATCCTGTGGATCAACGGTCGGAATGGTTGGCGACGCGGTAGCCGATGCCCCCGTTCCGTTTATATTAATTTCACCAGTTGAATCTGAAACCCATTTTTTAGCATCTCTATCCCATTTAGGCGTTTCACCTTTAGCAACCATTTCAAGGTAATCTTCACCTTTTTTAGAATAAACATCTGACCAAACTGATTTGTTATCCAACCAAACTTTTGCTTGTTCAGGATCGGTACTTAATGGACCTATATCTTCAGGGATTACAGAACTAACCACGGTGTATTCTTTTCCCTTTCCTGACTTAGTTAGAGTTAGGGTGAGGATAAGGTCGCGACCTTTTTCTGGGTCTGTAATGTCCCCCTTATTCCTCCAGATGGGTAATATCTTGTCAATGGCACCATCACCTTTAGAATTAAATTTAAATCTCCAGAATTTTGGACCATCTTGTTCATGATTTCTATCAATCACTTTAACAATAAAGAATTTGCGTGAATAATAGCTTTTAGCGAGTTCAGCGTCATTTGGATCACCAGTCATTTTTAAACCCTCAGCCACTTCATTTAATGGAGATTTTTTTCCTTCTTGTGCTGGATCCCATAATTTTACCCATTTTCCACCTACCTGAACTTCGTGGAATTTAACTTCAACGAATGGTGTTGTTCCATCTGCTGGAGGAAGAATACGAATACGTCTTTCTTCTGTAGTTACTCCCTTTCCGAGAACTGTGGTGAAGTACTTTTTCATTCTTTCTTCTTCAGAAAAATTGTTATTACCACTTGTGGCTTGCTTGTTTTTTTCGTACTGTGCGAGTACTGATTCTAATACTGACATAAGTTTTTTTTTAAATTTATTTAATTGTTTATAATAAAATATACATAAAAAAAGCCAGAATGTAAAATCTGGCTTAATCTTTTTTTAAAATATTTTTGTGGGTTAAAATCGTTGACCCAATTCTTGGTCGTCCTGTTCTTCGTCATTCGGATTAAAAGATTTCTTAACGGAGTCAATTGAATAATCTTGAACATCACCCTTTGTTAGAACATATTCATTCTTACCACTTGACCTCATATCTTCTTGTTTCTTTGCGAAGAATTCTTGTGGATTTTGGTTAAATGGGTAGGAATCTAATGATCTCATTTCTAATTTTTCTTCAGGTGTTTTATCTTTCATTGTTTCTACCTTTGCTCCCAATTCATCAATCTTTGCTATTACATTATCCATTTGAGATAGTTGGTGTTCAAGATCCGTTAACTTGGTAAACACATCGTCCATTTTAGCGATAACGGTACCATTGTCCTGTGTATGTGCTTCAAGATCTTTTTTGATACTCGTGGTCATGTTAACCAAATCAGTTATATCCATTTCCTGTGTATCCTCTCCACCCATACCGGTATCTGATGGTATTGATGGATCTGTCATTGGTGCCTCTCCACCGGGTGGAGGGGGTGGTGTGTCATCTCCGGGTGCCGTAGCATCTGGGGGTGGTGGAACGTCCTCTGCGGGAGCGTCTCCTCCGGGTGGTGGAGGTGGTGGTGGGGTTTCTTCTGGGGGTGGTGGAACATCTTGTTCCATCATTAATTTTCTAGCGTATTTGTTAATACTTCTAAAACGATCAAGTTCCTCCTGTAGTTTTTTCTCTAACATAACTTTAGTCTTGTAGTAATTGTCTACCGTCTTCGGTGACATAAGTTTTATTTATTCTTTCAACAATTCCATCTTTGGTTCTTATTACATAACATTCTCCCGTTTGTAGGTCACATACTTCCTGATCTTTATCGTCATCAGAAATAGGGGTAACTATCTTGGGATTTAAGAATTGTTCAACCGCGTCATTTAATTTAGGATTTTGCATTCTTTTTTATATAAATATCTCAATTTTTGTTAATGATCGTACTTATCATTCCTTATCTTAAAATATACAACATCCCCATCAACCAATTTTAATTTAGTCATTAGGGATCTTGATAGTGCAATACCATATTCTTCACTATTTGGACCAACGTGAACCGCGCCAGTTGCACGTCTTGGTGTTGATATTAATTGATTACTCGATTCTAGGCCACTACGTGAGATTCCATTTTTAGGATTAAAAAAATCAGTTGTACATCCCGTTAACATATTTGGTATACCTGTGTCAAGTTGGAATCTTGTGGCATAGAAATCCAAGTCTCTGTAGTTTCCCTGACTGTCTTTATTAAGTTCACTAAAATACAACGGATTGGTTGGAGGATTAGTGACTTTGTTAAATATTGATAATGGTACTGGCGGCGTATAATTACTTCCTCCCATTTCGACGGCAACGGCCTCTAACCATTCTTCACCATTATATTTAATTAATTGGATGTATTGTTCTTGATTAATTCCCCCACCATTAAACGGAATACCATAGTCACTTATTCCCGATCTATTAATGATATTATTCAACGTTTCTTTATTTAAAACAATAATAGATACATTTTTACCGTCATTAGTTTTTATTGACTTTTGTAAGGTTGGATTTTTATCTATTTTATTTTGTCTTATTATTGCCTTATTGGTTATTGCATCAAAGAACGGTTTATACGTTGCCATGAACGAATCTTTTGGATCAGGAAGCGAAGCATAAGGTATTCTTACTCCGGTAAACGTGGTCGATATTGAGTTTCCTTTGATGTTATGTGTAACCTCTTTAATCCAATATGATCCCTTGAACATTGGTATATTCTTAAGATAGAAATACATTGTTGGTTGTATCATTACATTACCCATACATGTAACCGCACAAGTGTATGATGATTGTCGATATATGTCAAATAATCCAATATCTACTTGATATGCGTTTGCTCCTGATTCAGCTCTGGCTAGATTTTCTTGAGCAATAAACGCCTCTGTTGTGTTTTTAATGGATGCTTGATCAAGTTGAACTCCCTTGAAAATTGATTGGTATTGATCACCAAAACTTACCTCAAACGCAACTACCCTGTTTGACCTATAGAGATCACCGGTGTTAAATACCTCTGGGGCTGTTAACACCAATGGATGATTATTAATGTTACCCATGTTGAAACTATCATCCACGAATTTATATTCTTTACTGTATTTAGAAAGATCAAGATGTTTTGAAGTTGGACCAGTATATTGTATAATAATTTTTGGAGATGATTCCTGATAGTCAACCTCCAAGAAAGTACCAAACAAATTCTTCGCTAACGTTTTTGATGGTGTTGGTTTAGCTTTTATACCATAATTGGCACCGTAAAAATTAACATATGATGGGAGAGCCCTCATATCAAATCCCGTTCCCTGAATTAACATCGAAATAACCCCATATAAGTTAGTGTTCTGATTTTTAGTGTTCCCTATTGAAATTAATCTTTCTAAATTTAAATAAGCAATGTTTCCAATGTCTTTATTTGACTTATCCAAAAATAAAAACTCTTCTAGTAGGGTTCTTTGTCCTATTGAATTCCCCCCAATCCATTTATCGTTAAACGATTTAAAATAACTATATGTCTCTAGTTTTAGTGGATCATCATTGTATCCATTTTTCTCCGTGGTTTGTTGTGCGTCATCAAACTTAAATCCTGAAAATTTTGGTATTAATGTATCCAAGAATAGGGCATGTCTTTTTGTTAATTTTATCCCTCTTGATGTTGGGATGGTTAATACATTATCTCTTAGGTATTTTTGAAAATCAATTTTTGTTAACGATGGATTTATACTATAAAGCCCCGCAAAAAGTAATATTAATGGTCTGAATGTTAATACATTCTCTTCACTCAATTCAACATCATTTGTTGCAAAGAATTGTAAATAATTTCCATCCACATCTTCACCAACATACAATTTAATGTATTTTGAATTACCTGCAATTTGTGATATGTTAAATGTTGCATATGAGAATGTGTTACCTCCAAGTACATTATTATCAATTATTATTGATGGATACGCCTCTGCAAATCCACCGATAACATGAGCATCAATCTCTTTTGGGTTTGCAACGGTAAAACTTAACAAATTGTTTGTTCTTAATATCTTATTAGTGATTTCTACAAGTTTTTTATCTTGTCTATTTTTTATATCAACAATTAACTGTTGAATATTCGTCGTATCGGTTGATAATTTTTCAACGGTAGAAATATCCTTCAATATATCCTGAAATTGATAATATGAAACATTACCAAACTGTTTATACTCTATTTCCTCATCCAATTTATTAGATGCAAATGTTAAGAACATATCCTCAAATTGATTTAAAATATCAGGACTAAAAGTGGCAATTAAGTCGATTACCTTTCTATAATTTGTTGAGATTCCAAATTTGTTGTCATCTGTTGCCCTTGTTGACCCGGAAACATATGTTCTATCATATTCATTATATGCAGGGAAGGTTAAACCACTAAAACTAACATTATTTACCTCTTCTTTCCATATTGATCTCATACTTCTCTGTTCTCTAACAAAAAAGTTATCGTTTGTTGGTTTTAAGTTAGACCCATCACTAGGTAATATGGTATATCTTAATGATCCATCATATTTTGAGTTATCCACGAAATTTGTCCAATAATTCTGACCATTTGTGTTTCCACTAATCATCACTATACTACCATTATTGGTTTTTGCTGAAAATGACGTGTTACCTGACAGAACATCATAGTGAGTATATCCATTAATTATTTGATGGAATATTGCATCATAAACAGGGTGAACACCAACATCTTTATGGTTGGAATATGTAATGTTAGTACCTAATACTGAGAATGTCGTTCCAGAATAGTTATCAAAGAACATATTTCCATCAAAACTTTCCGTTTTGTTTAATGCGGTTAAAAACCCATCCAATATATCAACACCATCGATGATTTGTTTCTTATATCTGTGATATAATGACCCCCACTTTAAAATTAAGTGATATGGAACAAAATGTGTTGATCCAATTTCCCTAAATAAAGACGAAACCTTTATTTTTGATAATAAGAAACTATCATCCAAATCTTTAAAGGGTAATGAGTTTAAAAGAAGATATGATGACCCAACATATTTTCCACGATTCTCACTTGTTCCAAATTCAGACTGTAATTGTTTGTGAAAATATGGTGTGTTTAAAATGTTTACTGTTTTCCCCGATAAATTAAAATCATTTTTGAAAAGATTTGCTTGACTTCCATCTTTTACCCATAATGTTGGATCAATTGGCGAACTAATAAACGCTTCTTGTGTATTAACATTTAATACTTCACCGAATTTGAATTCATCATCACTAAATGTGGTTTGATTTAAATAGTTTAAGTATAATGACGAATTAAATGGATATATATTTTTTCTATAACTTTCTGGAGCATAATTCTTTAAATTATCCTCAAGTTTTGGGTAATCGGTATCATGATCGGTAGATATGGTTCCGACATATTGTTCAATACTGAATGGGGAATTTAAACTATCATTTAAATATGGAATAGTAGGAAGTTGATCTTTTAAATATGGATATTTTTCAAATATTGACAATTGTACCATCCTTAAATAAAGACTACTAGAATCTTTTATTTCTTTTTGTAAAAATCCCATCACATCAAAATCTTCTTTGATACTTTCTTCTAAATTTTTAAATTCAATATTAGCCAATTCCTTAATTGTGGCATCATTAAAGGAATCGATTAGTGTTATATAATATGATCTTTCAAAAATCTCATAAAGTATAGAAACAATTGATTTATTTATATATGGATTGCCATAAATTATATTATTCAATGAACTGATCTTTCTTAATGAGTCTTCGGGTTGATTACTTTCAAAAACATAGTTTATTTTACCGACACCACCTTCATTATCTGATAATGTATCAAATTTTTTGGTTGCAATTGCTTGATAATTTTCAATGAAATCAACTTCTGGCCATAATTCGGGATTTCTAGATTGTAATTGTTGCGCAAGATCTTTATCACCGGGATATACTATCACTTTATGTTTAGATCCACTTCCCGCGCTCTTTTTTACTTCTGGCCACGGATAAATTGAACTTCCTCCCGGAGTTTCATCACTAAATCCTTTTAATAATTCTTTTCTTTCATCTGCCTTATCAAATGCTCGTGTATGAACGTCCTTCATTAAGCGAATATATACTTCTGCATTTGCAAGAACCACTGCAAATATATTTCTGATTGTAGGATTAAATCCAATACCTTTTGTTGGATCTCTTACAATCGTATTCATTTCCGCTTCAACCTCTCCTTGAAGTTTTAATTTTTGTTTGTTAAATTGATTAATTATTTTTCTTATATCCTCAATAAGTTTATCTATTGCAACACCAATTTTTCCATCTTTATCTTTATTATGATATTGTTTAATACCGTTTGAATATTTAACATAACTGTTCGCTTTTATTTCAGTAAATTTAATCTTTTTATCAACTTTAGAATTAGTTGAAAATTGAATTTTATCTAAAGAATCAATATTTTCTTTTATTATTTTTTCAAGTGTCCCCACAATTTCGGATCCAATAATAGACTTGTCTATTGTTTTATTGGGCCCCTTTATATAAAAATATTTAACATTTGTTCCTGTCCCTATTGTGAGAGAATTACTTTCCAATATGGAAAAACTTTCAAATGTTAAATATTGTTCAGCCCACGATTCTACGGCGGTTTCAAAGTCAACTACTTTCTGTTCAAAATCTTTAACCCCCGAAAAAATTTTCATATCCACAATTTCAGCAAAAATTTCTCTTTCAAGTGTCTTATCTAGACTTTTTGCAATTTCAATTAGTTCACGTAACGTTCTTACGGGGAAATTCTTATCAATTAATCCCTTTTGTTTGTATTCATTGTATATTGATCTTAACATTGAATACCCTTTGGAAGATTTTTTAACTTTTATCTGTTCTACACCGTCTTTTAATGTTTTTTCAGAAACTTCTTCCTCAATCATGTACATGTATGGTGAGTTAAGAATACCATTGATTGGAATATCATTGAGATACGCAAAAGTAGATCCGACGAAGTTTGTGGTAATCTCAAAATTACCATTATTTTCATTATATTTTGTACTAAACTTCACCATGTGAAGTCTATATCGTATTGCTTTACCATAATAACCCTTAACCGTTAGATAAAATATTGGCCAAGGTAAATGAAAGAACGCTTTGTATGGTGAGTTCTCTGGTGATTCAAACAATGTCTTTCCTCTTACATCAATAAAATTGATCGTGACTTGTGGAATGGAATTTAAACCCTTCGTTGTGATGTTAATACTATCAATACCGAATGATTGTGCCATACCATCTGATTGAAAGAACTCACCAGTACCTTTAAGATTCCCTTTTATGTCTTTTGTGGTTTTTTCCTCCACATTAAAATATGCGTCTGACCAAGTAGTGTCATAATCCCGGTCTTTTTGATTTCTTAGAAGATTAATCGTGCCTTTTGCAACTGAAAAAAGCGTATTTTTATCACCATCAGCGACCAAAGTGGTTCTAGGAACCAAATCCGCCTCCAAATTAACATACATCACTAAATTTTCTTGTTTAACTCCTCTTGGTTCTACCTCACCATTGTTTACAACACTATTTGGATCAACATAAATTAAGTTATTGTGATCAATTTTAACAAGTATGTTCTCATTATTTGATAGATCATTATTCCCCATAATACAATTTATACAATTCTACACCCCTTTTATAGTCTTGTAAAGAGCTGACCAATGGAAAAGGCACCCTTACCAAGAAATTGTCCGGTATTTCATGTTCAAGTCCCCCCACTAGCGGATTCGCTAACATTATTAACCAACCGAAAAGGGGTGAATCATAACTATCGTCGGAAATTTTATCAAATCTATCCTTACTCTTTTTGTAGATTACGTATTTGTCAGTTTTTTTAATTGGAATTTCAATCCCGGGTACAATTTTAAATTCACCATCTTGTATAAACTCTTCGTATCTATCGTAATATGATCTACTCATTTCAATTATGGTTTATAATAGTTTAATTTTGTTGTCACCAGTACTTTTGATGATTTTAAATTCTTAAGATTTGTCCTTTCACTTGTGTCTGTTATTTCTCCATTATATGAAAATTCAAAACTAAGTGTCTTTGTATCTGTTAATTCAGGTGTCTTACCCAATTTAAATGATATTTCACTAGGTGTTACCATGAATTTATCTAACGCTGTTCCAATTATTGGTTTTTCAACGTTAGGTCTGAACACAATAGTATCTTGATATAAGTTATAAATGTCGTTCCGATATGGTTTTAATAAAACAGACATCATACTTACCGTTTGTGCGGTTGTTATTGAAGATGGATTATTAAAATCAATTGATGTGTCAATATGTGATGTTAATTTTGATAAATTTGAAGTTAAAAAATTAATACAATTTGAATATTTGTTATACAATAAATCATATGTAAACCCAGTTAATCCAAATTGAGAATACTTTTCCCCTTCTATCATTGCATCATGTAAATAATAAATTATGTAATTTACCTTATCCAATGCTGAAATCAACTCATTTCTGGATGTCTCCAAATCCTGAACTGGTTTATGGTTTACAATATCATCAATTACATTCTGAATTGTTGAACTAATAAAAGGTTTTAGAAGTTGGTTTGAATTTGGTATTTTAACCTCACCTATTTTTATATTAAAAACGTCTTTGGTTAAATTAACAATATTATTTTCAATATCATCAACCATTTTTGATTTAAGTCCTCTACTCAAAATGTTCAATTCTTTACCCTTTAGATAAAGACCAAATAATGTGATTGTTGTTTGTGGTGAACCCGCGGCGCCCTGATATACCGTATAGTCTTTTATTGTTCTATAAGTTGAAGAAAAGAACATACTTGTTATTTCGGGGCCATATTTTACTTGTGTTTTATTATATGCATCCTGATATGATGTAAAGTAATTTTTTGTTTTCTCAAAAACATCTTTTATAAGTGTGTCATAGGATAATGTCGTTTTAATAGGTTGTCCAATATATTCACCTTGATGAATTTTACCCATGCTACTTACATCTGTTGTTGATCTTGGAGCTTCATGTGCGTTTTTTTGAATTTGTTCCAAAAACTCCTTCGTATATTTTTCAGCGTCAACTCCATCAATTGTTTTATTGGTTGAAATTGACCTTTCATCATACATCTCCGTATTTGCATAGAAGTTTGATGATAACGCGTTCTGTAATCTTTCCACTGGTCTTGCTAAACCGTGACCACCGATAAAATTAACCTGTAGGTTAACATTGGCAATCATTGGTTGAACCCCAATACCTTCTGGATTAAGATCCCATGTTGTGTCGTCAAATGTTATATTAACATCTCTGATAACCACTTTTGAATTATAGAAATCACCAACCCTTAGAACGCAAATTGGTGGTGGACCAAACGTTGTATTTCTAGCGTTAAGATCCATGTCATCTGATATACCTTTAATGGGAATAGTGTCACCGGGTCTTACACATTGGTTTAAAAATGTTAATCTCGCATTTAATCCCTCTGGCGTTGTTGAGTGAAACGCCGGATGAAAATATCTTAATTTTTCTCTTAATGCGGTAAACGCAACTGGTGAATCTTCTTCAAGTTTCTTAAAATAATAACATTCAGAAAGCGTCTTCATTATTATCCTTTTCATCACATCGATTGGTGGCTTTTTTATTCTAGATGGAATTGTTACAACACCATCTGGAGTTAATATTGTATTAGAAGCGGATGTTGGTTTAGTAACATTCGTATTCTCCTGTGTTGGTTGAGTAACGGACTTAGTATAGGACATTTTAACTTTGGTTCTTCTACAACCAAATGAGATTGGGGCGTTTATATTCAAATCTTTAACTCCTTTAAATTCTTTACCAGTACATATCAAACCATCAGCATCATCATTTGAATATTTCTCACCATAGTTTAATGTTTTAAACTTAATTGATCCGTCTGTTGAATACCCCAAATCTTTAAATGACACCTCTCTATCTTGTGATTTACCAGTACCATCATCGTTAGTGTCAAAATTATCCCATTTTAACCCACTTATTACTTTAGAATCAACTGATGATGTTTTTGACACTTTTTCCAAAATATCAATAATAATACTATAAGCCCTTCTATAAGAAAGTTTCATATTGTATTTGTTATCTGCAACCGCAGATGTTGATGAGTGAATATTAAATGTAACAGTTTGTACTTTCCCGTCAGAAATATCCGTTTTCAATTGTGTTAATTTACTATTATAATCTTGATATTTTGTTGTTAAATCATCAAACCTTTTTATTAACTCAGTTTGTATCTGTGTCACACTTGTCGCAAGATTAGCAACAACAGGAACAGGGTTACCAAATAAAATATTATGGTCATTACCATATGTTGTTTTATTAGCAGCATATCCTAAAATCAATGTTGTTACATCTGTGCCTAACTTAGCCACCGACGCGTTTTTCACGTCTACATTATTAAATTCGGTATAAAGTTTCTTATATGACACATCACTTTTAAAGCTATTTGAATTTTTTGGATAATCATTTGCAAAATTTAATGATATATCAAAACTACCTCCATCACCTCCCGCATTAGAATTCTTTGGATCACTCGTAACAGATTCACTTGTTGGTTTATTTTCTTTAATATCATCTGTTGTTGTTTTATATTTCTGAATTATCTCAGAATTGAGACCAGCGTTTAGATATCTTTGTATTAATATAACATCATCCCCATCAAGAGTGGCAAATTTTCTTACCAATGCATATAGATCTACATCTTGACATCCCGCAAAGAAAGCGTTGATGTAGTTTTCAGCATCATCGTCTGTCATATCCCTGAAATATTCACGGATAAGTAAATTTAATACACTTGGGTGGTCAACAACAACCTTAAATGAAATCTGTCCAGACCTTGATGTATTCTGATATGTATATATTGGCTCGGGTCTTCCTAAAAAAGTGTTTTCTTCCCATTTCGCACTATTTTGTTCACTCACTTTTAAATCGTATGGTGGAAACCACATTACACGACCACCATTTGGACCTCTTTCACAATATGGTAAATTTAATACGGTAAACCCTTCTGATGTTGAGGATTTCCACGCTAAGTTCTCAATGGAAAACATGTATTTCTTAGCATAAAATTGTCCACCATAATGATCTTTATCTGACACAATATTCGAAGAATTACCAAATCCCTTGTTACCGTCAGACATGGGGGCAATGTTTATATTCCAAACACGACTAGTTCCACCCAATACACTATCATCAAACTTTCTAATATTATTGGTTTTCTTCATTGTGTCTGACATAGAAAAGTATGGCCTATCTTTTGTCCACACCCTACAATATTCCACTCCACTTTCTTCCCCGGAAGTTTTGTCAACATATTTTATCGCAGAACCTCTCGACATTCTCACATCTCCCTCACGGAAAACTCTACTTGTTTGATCAATAACATTTGCAACGTGTGATCGTGATTCACCTCCATTGGTTGGTAATGTATTTAATAATTCTTGGGTAACACCTAAAATTGAATCTTCTCTGAAACCATATTTTGTTGAAAGAGAGGTTTCTAAATTTGAACTTTGTGAAACATATTGGTCGTTGTTAATCCCAAGTTTATTTTTTGAATTCTTACTTATCCACGTTAATTTACCTGATATTTGTCCGCCTTCACCCACATTTTTAGAAGTTTGAAACAATTCAGCTTGTATTGTATCAAACATTAAACTAAGGTAATAAGGACTCTTAACAGGTCTGTCATAAAAGTCATTCATTCCATGTTTTACATCGTTGGCTCGATCATCACCAATATATGCTACTCCTGCGGGCGCCTCAAGTCCTAAGAAATCTTTTACACCTTGTGCCGCTCTGTCAATAAAATTAAATGGTTTTGATGAATTTTGTGATCTTGCTGTTGTTGTATAATTTGGAGCGTATTTTGAAAACGTTAATAAATTATATAATTCTTTCTTCTGACCATCACCCATATATTCAATAAAAAGATCTGAAGGTTTTTTATCTAATTTAGGTCTTCTTTGTACTCCAATTAATGATCCGAGAGCTCCTGTTACATCTTGTATGATTGCTCCCACTTGTGTGTTTGCTACGGGTCTATAATTAATTGGATTTGCTGGGTCAGTTAAATAGTTACCCGGAATAAGTGAGAATGGTAATTCAGTACCCACAACGGTTTGAGTGAAATCAATTACTTTACCGGGAACGGTTTTTGATACTGTAATTTTATTATTACTTTCAATAAGTGGTTCTCTACCTGTTAAAAGATTTATAGCCGTCGCAGTATTACCGTTAAGAGCATCTATAAGTCTTACCCTTCCGACCGTTGCTGCATATGTGTTTTGTTCAATCCTAGCGTGAACGGGTCCGTTTCTCTCTTCCTTTATGTAATGAGCTGCGAATTTGAAAAGTTCCGATTCATTGTCATAATGATCCGTCAACATTATACCAATAAGATTATGTGAATCACTTTGAAAATATGGATATAAACTTAAATTTGCCCGTCTTGGTAATGTATGTAATGTATCCTCAATATCATATATTAAGGGTTTATAAATGTTGGATGTTTGTGTTTGTAATAATTCCTGTGGTCTGTTTGTTTCAACGTCCCCCGGATCAACATTTGGGAAATTACTTAAATCATGATAGTCATAGTTAGAGGCAGTAAAAGTCTGTGGACCATTTGGTTGTTGGAGTGTTCTCCCCAATATAAAGTCCCTAAAAACTCTCGTCGTATCAAAATCTAAATAACTCGGCATTTAATTACTATTAAACATAATTATTATTCATTTTATTTTTACCAAGATATCCTCTTGGATTTGGTTCTTCGGTCATCATCATATTACCTTTAATCATTTCTCTTGAAATGTTATCAACAAGATTTGGTGTTCTGAAGATATGTTCGTGTGTGTGTTTAACATCAACTTTACCTATACCTAAATTATCTTCTATCCAATCACCTGCATCGTTTAATATTTTTTTACCCTTTTGTTTTAATCTTTCGGGTATTTTTTTTAAATTATCAATACCTTCTTCGGTTTTCACTTTAATATTTTGCTGAAAGTTTACGTCTTTTATTGTGGGTTTTATTTCATTACTATATTTGATTATGTCACTATATTTATCTTGCATTTTACCCTGTAACCCCGATCCTTCTAATGCTCCTCTGAATATTTGTACTCCTCTTCTTTTTCCCCAAGCGGCAATTGATTCTAAATACATAGCCATCTTTTGTGTCTCAGTTAATTGTGCCATAGCCATATCTTCAGGTTTCATTCCTTTTATGGCTTCGGCATTTGCTATTAATTCCTTTTTCAACCCTTCAGTCATTTGGTCAAGTCTAACTTCTGTTTTACCTTCAAATCTACTAGCAATGGTTTGTGGTATTTTTATAACCATTTCACCCTTTTCCATTCTTGATAAGTTTAAAAGAAGTTCTTTATCGTCATCTTTCATTTGTAATCCACTCATCATTAATGACGTTGCAGCATTAGATCTTTCAGCGGCCGCTATTGAACCCTTTGCCAATTCTTGATAAGAAACACCCAATTGAGTTGCCATTTCTTTAGCTCGTCTTAGATTAATCCCTGTAATTTCAAATCTACCTTGCTCCTCATTATATGTTGCTAGAGATTTTGATGCATCAATTAACGCATCTTGTAATCCCTCAACATTATTTGTTGCCATATACATTAGTTTAAGTGGATCATTAAAATCACCAATTGCTCCACCTAATACCTGTAAATTTGCCGTTAACTCTAACGCACCCTCTGGATTCATTACCTTATCGGCAATTTTAAATGATTCCTCCATACTCATTCTGAATTCAACGGCCTTTCTCGTCATTTCAGCTAATCCCTCAACCCCTTTTTTAAATCCGTATTCGTTTAATTTTCCAATATTTGTTTGTAAATCTGCAACTATTTTTTTACCATTTAACCCAAGAACCATTGATCTTTTCTCAACTTCAAATATAGTTTCAAGTGTGTCATTAGCACCCTTACCAACTTTTTCAAATTCATTAATTGTATCTGATAGTTGTTCCATACTCATGGATAAAGTTGCGGCCACTGGTGCAGCTAAATCCATTGTCTCCTTATTAATTAATGCATATCTACCAGATTTTTCAGCTAAACCCGTATATAATTCACCAAGTTGGTTAAGTGTAAATCCAAATTTAGAAGCATTTATTGATGATTCTAAAATATCTTCTCTTAAGTCTTTTGATAGTTCTAATGTTAAAGTACTTTTTGAGTTTATCTCACTTTTTAATTGAGATTCTCTGGTTAACTGATCAAGAATTTCATTTTCAATTTCAACAAAACCACCACCAATTAATTTAAGTGGATTAAATCCACCACTTTGTAATAGATCTAATATTTTTTGACCCACATTATTATCAGGACCACCAAGTTCTTTATTTTGTCCAAACTGTGTTCTGTAAAATTTTTCTGTAAGACCGACAATACCTTTAAATCCATCGTTTAGTGTTGATCCAATGGTTGTTAACCATCCACCACCCCCAACACCAGCTCCACCATTGTTGTTTGCGGGTGGGGGAGTATAACCACCACCTGTTCCTCCGCCATTTCCTCCAGCAATTTGTGAAAGATATCCATTATATGCACTTGACGCTTGAGTGTTAGTGTGTCCCGGATTTAATGAGAGATATGTACTAATAAACAAGGAACTGTTTCGTGCTCTTGCTAATCTTAATAGTTCTTGATTCATACTAATAAATAGGTTAACTTGAATTTTCTAATTCAAGAATATACTCAACATAATACCTTCTCACATATACAGGCATAGAAAGAATGTCCCCCCATGAGAACCCTCTTTTAATTAAGAACAATATTTCCGTAAGTTGTGTTTTTTTATAATCCGTAGAAAGGGCGAAAGAATTCTACCCCGAATCCAATATTAACTTGGATTATATCTCCTGACGGGGTTTTTACATTTTGGGTTAAGTCTAATCCGGGTTTATTTTCATTAACAAATTTCTTGAAATCTTGAGCATCTTTAATTGGTAGTCTTTCAATAAGATTATGAATATTCATTTGATCCCGACTACCTGCAACAGATTTGATCATCATTTCCAATCGTTTGGATGATCGTGGAGGAACTCCGAGAGTTTCATCTGTCCAACTATCTATTAATTCTTTTAACTCTTTTTCCTGTTTTCTTGTTAGAAATTTAAATGTTATGTTCACATTACTTTTCTCAAAATGATATGGAAATTCCCCATTTGAATCCTCCACAAGTTTGAATTCTTTTGTTTTTAACACCGAAAGATCAACCTTAAATGGAAATTCTTTATCAGTTTTTGGATCAATAGCTGATACATTATACTCTGAACCCCAAGCAGTGTTTCTTAAAAAAATAAGAATGGCTTGTCTATCTTCCTCAATCAGATCATCACCTTGGATGTCTCTATCAAGAATTTTCCTCTTTATAAGTTCATCGATAACACCATTCGTTGCTACCAAGTTTGGTGAAGAAAGGATGTTCTCATCTGTTGCAGTTAGATATGCCACTTTGACTGATTTCTTTTTATTTTCGTAGTAGATTCCTCCCGAAGGTAGGGTAACAACATCGTAAGCGATTGTTGGGTCAATTCTGTATTCGTCCATAATGTATAATTTACTTAATAAGTAGTGTATTGTAAAGTTTCCCGCAACAAAAAACCAGTAATCTCCCGGGAATGATCCCTAAAGTAATTACTGGTTTATATTTGGTGTTAAGAAAAAATCAATACACGAGGATGCAACGATCCATACGAAGCGACGCAGTAATAGTTGCAAGTTCGTCCCTTGAATAGTCCAATTCATTAAAGTTTAAATCAGTAATGAATGTTCCTTGTAGGATCCACTTTTCAATTACAACCCCTGTTGGGTCTAACATTTCCAATTCAATGTCTTTTTTATATCCTGCGGCGTAACCCATTCTACCAGTAACAGATTCAGCATGTAAACGGAACCATTCCATCAACGCTTGTGAAGCTGAAGGTCCAATCGGGTCTTTGAAGGTAACTCTAAGTTCATTCCAAACGAATCTACCAGCAACGTATGTTTCTGTGTTGATAAATGGAATAGGTACTGAGTTTATCTTAGCACTAGGTCTAGCGGCCGACGTAACATACCATTCGTTAATTCCCAATGATGAAGGAAATCTAAGGAGGAATCGGTTGACTCTTTTCGGTTCATAAGGAACCGGCATTTTCATTAAAAGATCTGCCATTTTATTCTTATTTAATTTTTTTGTTTATCTTCTTTATAAATATATCCTCGTTTAAAAACTTTTTTTTTGGAAATATTTGACTTTATCAATTTTTTTTCGTAGTTTTTTACTGGCCCAGTATAACTAGAATATTTAAAATTAACTTCCTCAAAAAAAGAGCTTCAATAATAAATACTAGATAATTAGGTCCCTATATACTGGGTTTTTTTACCAAATTATTTTCTTCAAAAAGTTATAAACGTTATATATTTTTTGTTCCGCGTGGAACACTAAAAACGGGTGGTCTTTTGACCACCCATTCTTATTTTTATTATATATTTTCAAATGATGCACCTGTTGGTGTAACAATGAATTCCAATTCAATGAACTCAAGAGAACGAGTTGGTTTGATGTAAATCTTACCTCTCATCGTGTTAGCATCCAAATCCTCTGGTGCGTTTGAAACCGTTACACGGAAGTCATAAAGACCTCTCTCTTTCTTAATTGCTTCAAGAATTGGATTAGTTAACCTCAAGAATTCATTTCTCACCTGATCGTCATTCTGATCAAATAACAACCTTACTGATACCGCTGATATCAATTTTCTTGCTCTCAATAGTAACCTTCTCACATTCATCCTGTCAAGGGCTGATTCTCTAACCTGAAGGGTTTTATTACCCCAAATGATTGTACCAGTATCCGAGAAAGTAGCGATCGGGTTAATTCTGTTCAAATAAAGTTCATCTCTTTCATCCAAAGTCAGTTTCTTCTGGGCTTTAATTGATTTAACCAAACCTCTTGAATATCCAGCAACTGCGAACCAAGGATAGGATACGTTATCAGTTAACGCTATGTTTCTAACAACCTCAGCTGTTGGTGGAATGAACAATTGTGTTGCGTTGTCCTGATCTCTAATTTGAATCCAAGGCCAATATGTTGCGGAATAACTACTATCATATCCTAGATTATCTAGATTACTTATCACCTCATCAGATGTAGTTACGTTAGGTGAGTTTATAATGTAAAGTGAGTCGGATCTGTCGTTCTCAATCATGTCAATTGCCTGTGTGGTAAGTGAACTGTGATCATAGAAGTTGATTCCCGGTGTTGCGAACACGTTAATGTTAACCGCTTCAGGATTTAGGAAGGTCTCAATACCCGCTAGATAAGAATAGTAATCTGAATTTCCTGCTGACGTACTGAACACACCACCATTTGTTGTATTTCCAGATATATAGGTATTTCTACCAAATATATAGGAATCACCATTTGTTCTTACGTTTCTGTAAATGTCCCAACCATCGAAACCACCACAAACCGCAAATGTAAATTTACGATACCCAATTGTATCCAACTTATCTTTATTAACTCCTTCCAAATCATATGGAGTTGTTTTATATGTTGTTCCAGTAATACTTGCGGCATTTACTGATAAGTGGAAACCAAATGTTTCGTCATTAGCTGATTGACCTTTATACGTAAACAAATCAGCATCAAAATCAAAACCTGATTGTGAAGAAAGTCCCAAACAAACTTTTCTAACCTTATCTCCGTTTGTTGTTTCCTCAGATCCGTCACTATTGTAATAAACAACATCACCCGCATCAAAATATTGTGTTTTATATACTACACTACCTAATGTTGATCCCGACACATTACTATTACTCACAAATCCTTTAAATCCCGCAGGGAAAGCGTCGATTGGGGCATTATCAGCTATAACCAACATAATATATTTAGACTGTAATTCATATTCTGTATTACTTGTACCAATTTTCTTTGCGATATATCCCGGCATATCTGGGTTCATGGAACATCTTGTGTATTTTTCAAGAATTGACATATTTTCGTCGGTGTCATTAAAGTCACGAACCAATAAATCAAATTCTGTGGTATCAAGGTTAATATTAACAATATTAATCTTTACCTGTCTGTTTGCATCGTTTCCATCAGAAATTGTAATTACTTGGAAAAGATCTGCTACCTCACCACCACGTACCTCAGAAACCACAGTTGGAGACAATGTTGTGTCCCATTGACGATTAAACTCAGTAGTGTCCAAATGATAAACCTTTGTTACATTCAAACCTCTAACCCAACCCTGTTGATATGCGTTCTTTAATAAATTAGGATATGATTCATGTACATATACAGGGAAGTCAGCATAGTTTTTATCAAATACACTCGTACCCAAAACTTTAGTAATACTATGTGTTGAATTTGTATCCATTGAACATGTAAAGGATTTAGCCCCACTTGTTGAACCTGTTACATCTAATGTAAATTCACTCAACGGATCAGTTGCAATTGTTGATGAAGAAAAACTAAGAGCAGAACTTGACGATACCTCAAGAGTTAATGTTTGTCCAACATATCGACCTCTTGATCTTAATGCAGCAACTATTACACCAGAATAATCTGTGTTTAAAGATGCTGGATATGAATATCTAGTAACAATAAATGTTGATGTCGAAGCACTATATACGAACAAATAAGAATAAACCGCATCAATTGTTGAATCTGTTCCACCTGATTTATGGAAATAAATATTATACCAGTTCTTATTGTTATATATTCCAATCGGAGATGAAATAGATGTACCAGTTAATCCCGATGTACCTGAATTTGGAACTTGACCAATAGTAAACCAATTATCATTTGACCAAGTACCACCACTAACATATGCTGGAATGGTATTTCCATCCACATCATATTTATCTGAAAGTTCAGAGTAAACAGGACTTGTGGTTACCCCAGTTTTTATCATTGTAGTTCCTGTTGATGTTGGAGTTACCGATAATGTTGCATTTACTCCACCCAACGTTTGAATTGCAAATGTATTATAAGGTTTATAACCTGTTAATCCCAATACCCTAGTTACAAAAAGTTGATTGGATTCCTGTAGATAAGACTTAGCAACATAACCCAATTCGTATTTTGGATTTCCGTCACCATACTTTTCAGGGGATGTGTTTCCGAAATATGTTTTGAACTCGTCAAAACTTGATATTAGAACCGGTTCGAAAGCTGGTCCTTTTAATGTTTCACCTACTAAACCTAATGTTGTTACACCAACACTTTGTGCGACGAAGGTTAAATCTACCTCAGATGTGTAGACACCCGGAGAAACAAAGACTCTGTTTGAAGTTGCCATTGATTTTTTGTTTGATTAAAATTTTTATTACTCATCTAATAAATATCTTTGTTTTTTGGAAAGATTTCCGTATTTTTCTTGAAAAGATAGTAAAAGATAGTTTTCTATCTTTTGTAAAATTTAACTATGGATATTAAAACAAAAAACGTAAAAATCAGTAATGTTCATCATTTAATGATCAAAGAATTTTGTCAAAAAAATGGACAAAAAATTCATCGTGTCATTGAAAAGTTAATTGAGGAACATTGTAAACCGAGAAAAAAAGATTTGTACGGAGAGGAAGTTTAATAGAGGTATCTTATACCTATACTTGATGGATTTACCGGAGCGGACAATAAGGTAATTGTTTTTGATCCGGTGATCTCAAAACCAACCCCTTCTTCTTCCACGAGTCCATTTATGTCTAATGTAACAACACAATCTATAATATGTTCAACCGTGAAACTCAAACTACCTCCTGTATAGGTGAAATTCTCTTCAACCAATTGGATTGGTCTACCGTTTGAGTCAACCATATATGTACTTCTACCCTTGTAATATTTGATTATAACCTTTGGTGGACATTGTACATCACATCCTGCACAGGTACAATCTCCACTATATGGGGGGCTGACAAAGGTAATAAATGACGTTCCCTGAACATGATAAAAATTTGTTCCAAGTAATTGTGTTGCCCCATTTACTGTAACATAAAAAAGAACCCCTATTGGCTCATGAACATTAAATACAGTTTGTCCCGATTCGGCAATAAACACAGCCTCTTCCATACAAACCGTCTTAAAAATTGTCTGTTTTATAAAATCCTTTGTGTCCACTATTTCGGTCAAAAGTAATATACGATTAATTGCGGGTTTAACCTCAAATTCCTCACCATCAATTAGAAACCCTAACATTGTAAAATGGTAATTTTGAACGTAGAATCTTCTACCGTCCAATGATTCCATCGGTGTATTATCTTCGTTTCTCTCAAAAATAATCGGAACATAGTGACCCTTTATAATTACATAATCCTGTCTAGAACAGAAACGTTCCATCACGATCTTGTTGAACTTATTAAGATCCCTGAATTTTTGACAAACAATGGTAACATCATAACTAATATCAACGGCTATTGGTTGGGGTATTTTATATATATTGGCACCTAATTGTCCACCGTTCCATGTTTTTACTGTTGAATAGTGAAATCTATGTCTATCTGGAATGGTTCTTTGAACTGATGGATTTGTTCCGGGTTGAGCATCTGGTTTTCTCACAACTGAAATAAATGGTAAATTAACATTTCCATCTTCATCATTATATTCCCAAGTTTGTTCAATTTCCGCCCATCTCTGTACCGTTAATATTCTTGGAATGACTGGTATTCTTTTTTCACCACTAATAACTTTAAAATGTTCTGTAGCATAGTTGAGCATACCTCTATCTAAATCATCATGTAAAATAGTATCAGGAAGATATGAATCTGATTTTGTAATCTCATCCAACATTTCCTGTCTTCTTGGTAAAAGTTCTTTACCATAATACACCTCAATGTTATTTTTAAATTTTTTAGGTAATGACATTTTAAACTCCTCTAAATTCTCCGTCCTGTGCAAAAACACAAGTTATTGTTCTGTAATATGGTTTGAAACCACCCATTACATGTTTACCATCAGAAATAACCTTTCCATCATTTGCCACAGTATAGTATCTTGTCCTTGTTTCTGATTCAGGATAACCGATATAATCACCATATCTAATATCCACCTTTAATTCATCAAGATGTTTAACGTAAACAGAAAAGGTTAAATTCCCCGGTTCATTGTATCTAAGTAAACCATTTTTGTATGAGGTATTTTTTGGCGCGTCTATTCTAACTAACGCACTAATCTCAACAGGAGGGAAATATTTTATTTCGTCTTTACCAACCTCACCATAAACGTCGTCATTTTCTGTTTTTTGTCTATCAACACGGTATAACACCAGTTTCATCGCTAGGTCACCATGTAAATATTCCTCCCCCATTTGAATGTTTAAATCAAAGTCATCTTGAGAGAAAAATTTAGAAAGTCTCGTTATAGGAAGTCGGTTATCACTCATTATTTTTTATATTTAAATTTAAACCCGCCAGCTGTTTTATATTTTCCATTTAACATATAGGATATACTTGAACATGTGATTTTTAAATGTGTGGATGCTTCTGTAATACTTGGCCATTCATTTAATATATTCCCTTCAATGTCTAGTTGTATAATTGGTTTTCTTTTTTTTAATAAATAGTCTTCACTATGCTTTTTCCCATAAAATGAATTTTTTATCCCCATGTGAGATTTACTCATTTTTTCTTTAGTTTCTTTTGAATGTGTTTTACCTTTTTTTGAATTACTAATCTTTTTTCTAACTTCAAAACTGAGTTGTCCTTTTTTAACCCCCCTTAATGGTGAATATTTACTTCGTCTTCTTTTTTCCTCGTCTGAAATTATTCTTCCTTTTTTTGATAACCCAATATTTTTACAATGGGATTCAGATTTTTTTTTACCTAAAGCGGAGATTTTCATTTTTTCTCTCATTTCTTTAGAGTGTTTTCTATTTAACATCGTACCATTTGTGCCACCAATGGTTATATTGTAACCAATATTTTTATCCGTGGTATTATATTCTGTAATATAATATTTTTCTTTATTGTTTAATTCGTCTATTGTATCACAAACACATAAAATATCTTTTATAAAATTCTTTTTTCCGTATTTTTTAATTGATTTTTTAATTAAATCCCCCGATCCAAAATAGTTAGGATTATTGTTTTTGTCTTGACCAATATAAATTTTTCCGTTTATTAAATTGGTTGTTTTATAAATTATCATAACAATAAATATCTACTTATTTTAGTTAATTAAGTAATTGGTTATTTATTATATGAATAGTTTAAACTTCTATTCTATTTACGTATATTATATCATGGAGAAAAATATCCCCGAAATTGAGGCTAGGATTATACTATC